ATGCTTCATCGCATCTGGCGAGACGCTGGAACCGAATTGCTGGCCCGTTTCCAATACCGCAAGACAGCAGAAGATTATGCCGCGAGCATCGCTGCCAAGTGCGAGCTTGACTGCGAATATGCTGTCTCCTGTGACAACGATGGAACGCTGAAAATCTTCCCTAGCGCCAAACGCGCCGCCCTCTCTCAGGAACCATCGCCATGACAGAGCAGATCCCCAAGGACACGCCCCCGCCCGTAGAGACGCTGACGGTGGAGGAGATTAACGCTATTGAGCGGTCCTACGCGCTTACAGGCATTGTGTCGAACGACAACACCATGGCTCGCCTCTTGGCATCCGCCCGCGCCCAAGCTGCGCATAGCAAGGCTGTACAGACTCCCTTGGGGCAGGGTGAGCGAGAGAAGGCCTTCCTCGAAATATGGACCATGTTCGCACGCCTAAACAGCCCCCAGTGGGCTGGGGCTTGTTCTGTGATTTATTGCTATGCGCGCGACCAAGGTTTGAAGCTCGATTATCCGAAGGCCCCCACCTCCACAGAGAGACGGGAGGGTGACGTGGGAGGTGGAGAGCGAGAAGACATGCAACGTGCTTGTTGGTCTACACGCGACGACCGCCATTGGTGCCGCACGCATAAGTCTACATGGACCGATGGCATGGTGTGCGATGCGAAGATTAAATATCGCAATGCTCATCCGAATGCACCTCTCGCAGTGCATATTCCCCATCCACCCTCTCCTCTAGAGCCACAGGAGGACGGGGAGTGCAACTGCAAGCTGGAAGGCTACACGATGCCGTGGGACGGGCCATGCCCAATCCACAGTCCTAACTCGCCGCGCAATCCTCTCTCCCCGCACACAGGCTGAGGAGGGGAAATGACACCAGAGGAAATGCGAACCTACTATCTCAACGCTATACATGGCGCATGTGACTGTTTTGAGTGTGAGTTAATTCGTTTTGCCATCCGCGAAGCCGAGGAGCGCATGCGGAACAGAGTCGAGGCCGAATGGGCAGGAGCTGTTCGTCGTTCCGAGGAGCGCGTAAGGCGGGAGACGCTTGAGAAAGCCGAATTGGCGGTTCTTCGTCTTAAGGACGGCCACACCACTGAACTGGATTTCTACGCGGGATATTGTGATGGCATAAATGATGCTGCTGCTCGCGTCTGCTCTCTCTCCGTCCAGACCAAAGGGTGAGGGATGATAAAATCTCGCGCCCAACCCGGCATTAGCAACACCATCGAGACGTTCTGGGAACGCGCAAACAAACGCGACCGCAATGAGTGTTGGCTTTGGACTGGAACGCTGAACGAGCACGGCTATGGCCTATTTTCATTCGGCGGAAAATACCATCAGGCCAACAGATTTTCCTACCGGCTGCATAAAGGCGGGTGCATCCCCCCAAATGTTTGCATCTGCCATGCCTGCGACAATCCGGCTTGCGTGAACCCGCACCATCTTTGGATGGGGTCGCACGAGGACAATCGTAGGGAGACATGGTGAGTAAGGGCCGCGCCTGCACCAAAGCCAGCAGAGGAGCAGATGCTGGAAGCGCCAAGCTAACATGGGAGCAAGCTAGGGAAATACGCACTGCACATGCCACGTTCAGAGAGTTGGCACGCCGTTACGGCGTGAGCACCTGTTGCATCTCTAATATACGCACAGGAAAAACATGGCGGGAGGACTTAAGGTGACTCCACGCTTCACCTTCCACCAATGGTGTCAAAGGGTGTTCCCTGACGGCGACTGGCCTTGTCTGCGCACCTTGCGTGATCGCGCCAATAGGCTAAATTTGGGTGAGAAGGTTGGGCGCAAATTCTACATCACTGAGGCCGAAGGCGAGTGTCTCTTACGATACGGAAGAAAGGCCGCTACTATTTCGCGCGAGGATCTGTGCCGTCCAGGCAAGCCTCCGGCCACATCATCAACGTCCGCATTGAAAGAAGCCTTAAGACGGTCAATCGAGCTGACGCCCTCAAGCGGGCATCGGATCTCGACCGATATTATTGGAACCTCGCGCACGGCAAAATCAAGAAGCGAGGACCAACATTTGCCGAAGCTGCGCTTACTTACATTAACACCCGAGGACGGTCCGACCGCTTCGTGACGGCCCTGATAGCCCACTTTAAGGACACACCGTTAGATGAAATCGACCAAGCCAAAGCCACGGAAGCGGCAAGCAAGCTCTATCCGGGGTGGAAGGGGTCAAGCCTTAACAGAGCAATCTACACACCGCTCTCTGCAATTGGGGTTAGGGGCCTTAAGCGCCCCCAAGATAGTCACCGGGGAACCATTAGTATCCCTGATGAGCAGTGGTTCGATTCTGTACTCAGTCACGGGCCTCCCAAGTTGGCAGCACTTATCGTCTTCCTCACCCTCACCGGCCGCCGCGTCGGAGAAGCCATCGCGCTCACGGAGAAAGACGTAGATGAGGATAATCGTGTCCACATTGGCCGCACCAAAACAGGGGTGCCCGTGGTGGTTGTTCTTCCTGACCTATGTAAGTCTTTGCTCAATGATAGTCGCGCATTTTATCGGCGAAAGGGAGTTGGACAACCTTCGAAGAGACTGTTCGGCTACGCCAGCCTACAGTCAGCCAGTGTGGCTCTCAGGCGTACATGCGAACGCGCTGGAGTCCCTTACTACTCATTCCACAAACTTGGTCGGCACGCCTTCGCATCTCGTGGCCTTAAGGCCGGAAAGTCATTGAAGTGGATCAAGGAGGCGGGGGGGTGGAAAAGCATGCAGTCCATGTTTCGCTATCTCCATCTAGAGCAAAGCGAAGTGGCGCGGGATGCAGAGGCCCTTGGGCAGGAGTGGGCCAAGGCCAGAAATCTAGGGGAGAAATTGGCAGAAAATAAGGACAAAACCGAGTAGATGTGTATCCTGGCGAAGGAACTAGTGGCGTATACTCCAGCCAAGGAAACCAACGGAAACCAAGGCTTTTAATTGCTAAAACTTGACGGAACTTACGAGAACGGAGCGAAAACATGGAGAAGGAGCGGGGCAAGGAAGGGGCAGAGAAGCCCAAGGGGGAGAAGCCCAGGCGTCGGCCTCGGCGGAAGATGTGCGATAGGTGAGGAAAGTACCCAGCCGACGAGCCATCAAGCCTGTGCGTGGGCTGTGACGCCTATCGCGAACATACCGGCTGATTCTAACCTCTCCTCTCCGGGATAAAGGAATAGGAAAAGATGGAACTGACGACTGACATTGTTGAGCTGTTACGTCTGCATGACGCGGACGAAAGTCCGGAGCAAGATCTGATGAACCAAGCCGCAGACGAGATAGAGCGACTAAGGGGCGTCCTTCGCAACATCCGCGATTTTGGTAAAATGGACCAAAGCGGTCTTGATACCTACGCCGGGACACTTGCTGCTGAAGCTCTGTCCCCACCCTTTCGGGCCGATGCGAGGGAGGGGTAGATGGAGATTGAAGAGAAAGAAGTGAGGATTGATCCTGATTGGGTGCGGCGAAATGTGGAGCTCGTCAGAGACATGGCCGGAGACGATGAAGCTGCCCATTGCCAAGAGGATGGCTTACACCATGCCGTCTTGCTGGCGATTTCGCGTGGCACAGCAACCGATCCAGCAGAATGCGCCCGCCTCGCCCTTACAACAAACGAAATCAAATTCTCTCGTTGGTGCGCCTAACCCCTTCTAGCCCCCGAACTTAGAGGATGAGAATGATGGAAAGTGAAATTGCGGAGCGCCTAGTTCAAAAGGCGAGCCAAATTGACTATTACTACGGGAGAGCGACTGTAGAAGGAGATTTGATGCGCGAGGCTGCATTTGAGATTGGCATGTCAAGGGCGGCGATTGGGTTGATGAAAGAAACGGGCGCGGCAGTAGCCGAAGACGGTCATCATCGCTGTATGCAAATCTGTGTTGCCGAGATTAGGCGCTGGCATGGTGAAAAATGGGACAATGAACAAAAAACCTGGGGACCATTTGGAGACGTGGCTAAATGCATTGATGAGTTCTGCCGAGACGTTCAAATATCCCCACAGGGGATGGCAGATTGATGGACTGGTTGGTGTATGGCATGTCTGCCTTGTGGTGTGCCTATTGGCTGGTTTGGGTTGCCGCAATAATCGTCTACGGCCCCTGCATAGCCCCATGGGTTAGTGGCTGCTAAAAATCCGGTAGTGTCTCAGTTTCGCGCGTCTTAGGAATATAATCTCTTGCGTAGGGGTTATCAACGGCGCTTCACTGCCCCAAATTAAGGACATAGTGTTACTCGGCAGGAAAGCTAGAGAATTGATGCCAAAAGGCCCCAAAGGCGAGAAAAGACCCGCTGACGTGATCGGCGCCGCCATCATGGTCGGCAAGATCGCCACGGGCGAGATCGAGGACATCACCTCGAAAGCCCCCAATCGCTCCAAGGGGGGTAAAGTCGGCGGTAAGGCCCGGGCCGAAAAGCTGTCTCCAGAGGAACGAACAGAGATCGCGACCAACGCGGCAAGGAGTCGTTGGGGGCGGAAACGAAGTCAGCGCGATTGACTTTAATGATTTTGCTCGCCATATATTATGGATGAGCGACTCGGAATCTCCCGAAGCTGTCATCAAACAGAAGCTTGCTGAGCTTTTGGACCGGCGAAAGGCCGTCCGACACTCAATGACAGCGCTTGCCATGCAAGATCGCGACATTGACCGCGAGATCGCCGACCTGCGCGCTGCCGCGCGGGTCTTCGGCATCCGGCTCGCACTTCCCGAAGATGAAGAGCGCCCTCGCGTCCGGTATCTCACCCTACCCGACGGTACTGAGGTGCGGCGGCGTATCTCGCCAGATGGGCGGATCATGTCCGAGACGACAGTGGCGCGTTCACCATCTATCTCATCGACACCGGTTCCGACGCCGCCACCGCCGCCCGCTATTGAGCCAATCACCAAGCGGCCCCCGATCCGGGAGATTGTCCTAGACCGCCTAAAAACAGCGGGGAAAGAGGGCACGAGCGCCGCAGCCCTCCGTCGCTATATTGAGCGTGTCTACAATACTGAAATCCATGAGAAAACGGCCGGAATGACGTTGTACCGCCTTGCCCAAGACGGGAAGGTTCAACGCAAGGGCCGCACTTGGTTCTTCGTTCCGCCCGAGGCGGAAACGGAGAACCCCGGCGTTGACGCGCCGGGGCTCGATAAGTCGTCCGAATGAGAAAGGAGACATGCACCATGCAGCACATGGTCCGTTGGAGATTCTGATCGGTCGAGGCTGTAGGTGGGGACGCTACTCCCCGCCTCGGCCCGTCCATTCACTCCTTATGGCCCCGTAGCTCAGCCCATAGAGCACCGGCCTGCTAAGCCGGAGGTCGTCGGAGAATAACCGACCGGGGTCACCCTTCTTATAGTCACTGACAACGCCCGTTTCAAGCAAAAACCCTTGGGAATCAAGGGTTTTGTGTGTAAAAGGATTGGGAGTCAAACTGAGCAAAATGCTTGACAAAATAGACGTTGACTCCCATATTGACAGACATGAACCGGCTCCCCCTCGAAACTCGCGTTCGCATCCTTTCAATGATGGTCGAGGGTTCGTCTCTGCGGTCGATATCCCGGGTCTGCGACGTGTCGATCAACACCGTTTCCAAGCTCCTTGTTGACGCCGGAGGTGCTGCGCCCGCAAAAGAAACACAATTCCTAAAATTCCACCCAAAAGTACTATGAACATAGAACCAAGCACGAACCACATGGGGAGAGGTATGTGGCTTTCCTGGTTCTCCTGGATGTCACTGGAAACTGCCGAGCGCATCGGTGATCTGGCAACATCCGATAAAGAGCCGCACGCTTTGGCAGTGGCACTCGGCAAAGCTGGTTTCGATGTTGTTATGGTGCCCGGTGCTCCCGCCGACCAACTAACGCTAACTGTTGGAGCGAAACCGGCTCCGTTCTGAGGAGCAAATACGCTCATTATTGCGAATAGAGCGCCGACACGTCGGCGCCACCAAGATTGTCTAGCCTTCCGGGAATTTATTCCTAAGTCAAACTGAGACACTACCAAAAATCCCCGCAACACCCCTCTAGAAATCCGACCACAGCAAGCAGTCCTGACATGCCCTCCCTCGTCTATCGTCTTTAGAGGCTGACCGCATTCGCACAGGGTGGGAGATTCGGCTAAGCGAGCGAGGGTCACGGGATAACGTGCCTTAATGTCTTCCCGCATCTTTACAATAAACGTCGCGTGATCCCCATGATGTGTTCCGTCAAGCCCGTCATGTCTCTCCCAGCCTTCAGGGATTGGCTTGTTGAGAGGATGGTATTTGATCTCCCACTCAGCACCCATGATAGCCGTCCGCGTCAGATCCTGACGATTTCGCCGTAGAACACTTCTCGCGCCATTTGATTTGATCCTCTATGTGCCATATTGCTTTTCTAAGATCCTCGGTTCCGCCCTTTTGTTCGTGCCGCCAGAGATAGGCCATGGCTACGCCGATGTTGTAGGGCATGTGCCGAACCACATCGATGCATTCAATGCCTGACGGATGGGATGTGTAGTGCGGGGGGTGGTTCACCATGTCCTTATAGCGGGCGAGGTCGTTGGCGGGCTCTCGGATGCCATTATCCCCCACGACGCCATGAGGGTTGCCTAGGGTTGTGTCCCAGTTGATTTCGTCCAGCTTCTTGGAAGGTTCTCCAGGTGGAGGCGCTGGAGTATTGAGCTTAACCACCTTGCCGAGGTTGACCATTTCGTCGTAGCTAAGGCTCATGTATTCACCTTCTGCTTGGTAGCTATGTCGATAATTTCCGCGCCGCCTTTCGGCCATGAATGTTCCGAGGGCCAGACTTTATCGGCTTCTTCTTGGCACCAGATAATACGGCTTTCATACCATTCTGTGTTTGCATCGTCGGGGGCGTGGAGTTGCATTTGTTTCGCGGCTTCACAGGCTTTCAGGAGAAGATTGGCGTATTCCTTTCGCCACAGGTCGTATTGCTCCTCGTCCATGCGAAGTCACTCCGGCAAGATCGGGCGAACGGCCCCGCCAAACTCTCCGAACTTCTTGTGATAGATGATCGACTTGAGTGATCGGCCTGAGAGGTATCCGTGGCCGTAGTTGTATGAATCTTGCGGAGCTGGGGAGTGATGCGTTTCCACGATGGCCCCTCCGTCTTCGTCGAGGAACTTGGCTCTGTGGTGAATGTGGAAGGTGTGGGCGTAGCGGAACTGGGTCTTGCCCCAAATCTCCGGCCAGCGAGCCGCCATGATCCCCGGCATCTTTTGAGGCTTCGCTGCGTGACCGTGGGTGGCCGCGAGCATGACCTTGCCGAACTGATACACCCAGAAAAGACTTGGGCTGACATCGACAGTAACGCGCGGCTCGTTCCTAAAGCTCGCCAGAAGAAAGAAGGCAATAGCTGCGTAGGCATGTGGGTCGTGATTACCCTTGAGGATGCGGATAATCAGACTATCGTGGGTTTGTAGCAGGAGTGTAGCGAAGTGCAGAAACAATTCACAGGTTACTTGCAAAACCCGTTCGTATCTCCCGTCCACGTCTAGACTATGCCCGGAAGCAAAGGTAACATTGGACGAGTTGTCGGAGTGCATCTGATCTCCGCCGCCCAGCAATATTGCTGTGCCGTTCTTCGGAGTCATCGCAACGAGATCGGAGAAAGCTTGCCGGTAGACGCGGTCGGACTTTTTCAAATCCCAATTCTCAGCAACCTCCTTACCGTAGGCATAGAGGCCCATATGAAGGTCGGGGACATTAAATAGAGAAAGGCAGTCAGGGTTTGTTTCGGAAGGTTGGGGGACTTGGGGAACCTCAAAGGTCAACCCCTCGAAGGCCTCTTTCAGCCTCTCAGCAACCCAAAGAGGATCGGGACCATCCTCAGCGGTTTTGACCCAAGTGGCTTTAACCTCTCCCTCAGCATCATAGAGCGTAGAGGTGCCTTTGACTTTGAATCCTTCAAGCGGAGCGCCATCGGGAATGAGCTTCTTCGCTCTAGCTGCGATAATCCGGCTTTGCACTGTGGTCCGAGGAATACCGAGCTCGATCCCGGCCTTCGCTTGGTTCCACTTATGCTTGTCTAAGGCTTCTTTGGTACGCGACCACTCGTCATCGGAAAGCTGGGGGACACCCATCTATCCTCCTAGTTGTCGGCCTGCACCCTATTCTGTCCAGGCATGGGGTGGGGAAAGGGGTGCGGGACGGATGGCCAGGGGTGTGACTGGCTGGACCCGTTGCCTCGTATTCCGAGAACCCGTCCCGCTATTGCGCTCGCAAGTGCCATGGTTGGACGAGCGCGAAACTATATGAAACTGTCTCGCTCGCAGATGACGTATTCGCGGTGGCCGCAATCGGGGAGGGAATATCCTACAACCACATCATCTCTGGTGTCCGGCGTTCCTTGGTCATCCATTATCGGTGTTGGGCAAGCAACACGCCAGAAGCGGTACTTTGAACCCTTGTGCTGCGCGTCCCACTGGGGCCCAAGAAGCATTGCGGACCTTTGGCATTTGTTCTGATCGAAAGGCTGGGGATCCGCGCCAAGCTCGGCAGACATATCGACCACCTGAACCTCTTGTCTTCGACAGACCATTTTGCTGAACTCAGTATGCCATTGGAGGTTTTCAGCGTGGGTATATTGGGAGTTCTGATCTGGCGGTCCCGCCACTGCTACCTTGCAAACAATCAAGATGACAACGGCGGGCATCGGAACCATTTTAGTACCCCGGATCTGTTTCGCGTTCAGTGAATCGTTTGGTCATGGCTTAGCTTTCTGTGCGGCAATACATCGCTTGATCATTTTAATAGATGTGCGGTAATCGTCTACCAAGACTTGGATTCTCGGATACTTGTCCACAACGGAGTCTATATCATCCGCTAGTCCGTCCCAGAAGGATTGCGGATGGGGGATTAGTACGGGACAACTACGTGGGCCAATCTCCACGACGCATCCCGCCAGTAGACTCCCCAGGCTCAGGACGACGAGCCAAGTCCTCAGCATAGCCAGCATTGAGTTCCGCATCCTTCTTTGCTTGTTCGGCCTCAACCTCTTTAAACGCCGCCTTTTTGCCTCCCAGATAAATCAGGAAGTACATTAGGGGCTTTATTAGTCCGAGGAGGGCAGAGACAATCTTGGCCCAAGTCATTGCCATCTAGGATTCAGTTTTGGGCTTCCAGACGAAGGGCAGGACGATACCAACAACGGTCAAGATGCCGCCGCCGATCTGTGCCCATGTCGCGCTATCAGTCCAACCCATGTAAACAGCCAGCACACCGATGGAAGTAATAAAGCTGGAAATCACGTCTCTAAGTTTCGGGTCCATTCCAATTCTCCTGTTAGGTTCTTCTAAAAGCTCATAATCCCCATGCACCGAGTAGTCGGGCATAACCATCACCAATGTCCGAGATAGGCGGCCATCAACTGCACGAACATGGCGGACAGCACGAAGCCGATGATGAAGGCGAGCCATGACGAGTTCATGCCGCTTCCAGTGCCTTCAGAAAGGCTCTGGCATGGCCGGCAATGAGTGAGGCTTTGTCCTTGCCGTTCACGACCCGACGCGCGTTAAGCCAGTCGCTCTTGCTCTTGGTAAAATAGTCAGCGAGCCTCTTTCCGGTGAAGGTTCCGAGAATCATTCCATCGACCAAAATGGGAACGGCGTATTTCAATTCGGATGCAAAAGTCGGGCTTGTGACCAGATCGACGTTCAGCCTCTTCGACCAGTCGGCGTAGTTCCTTCGTCCGGTGATTTGAACGAATCCTCTGCCCTTGTATTTTCTGCCGTCGCCTCGTTGGGTGTTCCCCAGATCCTTTCTGCCTTCATAAGCAGCGCCGCTTGCGTACTCGGTCAAAGTCCTCCAAGCGTCACTCTCATGATGAGCGGTCCCTAGGATGTAGGCTGCCTTGGGAAGTGAAAGTTCCCTAGCCTCGATCCCGTCAAGAACGGCGTCTATACGAGTGACTTGGGTTTGGGTGAGTTTGCCGTTCGGCATATACGAACGAATGGCCGAGAAGAACGCAGCGCGGTTCATTTCTGGATGCAGACCTCAAGCGGCTTGCCCGCCCCGGTCACGGATACCCACTGGCAACGCGTGTCGATCATGCAGGACGATTGAACGACATAGGATCGGCACTGATCGCTGACGCCGGTTGCCTTCAGCTTTTCATAGACTTCCTTGGTGATTTCCTTCACCTTCTCAACGTTGCACCCGGCAAGCGTCATCGCCGCCAGCAGCAGGATTGCCAGTCTCATGTGTCTCTCCGTTTCTGAGTGAGAACCACGGCTCCCAACATAGCCGATGGAGCCAAACGTGATTTTTGATCCCTATGGGAACGAGGGGGTTAGATTCTGAATTGTCGCCGCCGCAACGAGCGCAGCGGTAAGGATCTGGTCTATTGCTTGCCGTCAGGGCTCGAACCTTCCATGGTTCCGGCTTTCTCTTTCGTCTTGCATCTCGATTTTGCCGGATCGTGGTTCTTGTCCCAGGCGCATAGAGGATCGGCGTTGCACGCCTCCACGGTTGCGTGCTTGCAGGGCTTGGGTGCATTCATGGTTGGCGTCTCGGTGCAAGACGCAAGCAATAGACAAGCGGCACCGGCCGCTAGAACGGTGAGTTTCATTTCAGAGATTCCTTTGTTAGCGAGAGAAGAACCAACGAGCCAGCCAGCCGGCGGCAAATCCAATGAACAGGGCAACGACGAGATAGACCAATGTCTCCTCACCTGACTTGGGATCGATGACGAGGAGCCAGGTGAGCATCAATTATTCCTTGTCGTTGCGATGCACCCAATGATGCCGCAAACGGAGAAGACCAATCCCACAAGCTATCGCGAGAGACACCGTTGTCAGGATGACATTAAAATCAGCAAGGTATGCCACTAATGGAACACCGCCAGCGGCCGAGGCGGCGGCCCAGTCTTTTATCGCCTCGCTATGTTGAAGCCACATGCGCCTTACATCATTTGTGATTTGTAAGCGGAGGGCTTGGGGCATGTAATGTTGTGAGCCGTCATAAGAGTGACCTTATAAGGAGGTTGCTGTGTTGATGGTTAGGGGTGCCCTTGGTGCTCCTAGCGCCTTGGGCATCCCGCCTAGAGCAGTCCGTAGACCGCGTATGATGCTGTGATGGTTCCAGAAGACATTAAGAACCGGAGGCCATTGCAGTCCTGGCCGGTTTCGTTCGCCCCGCCGCCGCTGGTGTAAACTCCGGCAAGGGGAGAGCTGCTATTGATGTAGTAGCCGTTCCAGGTGATTCGGGGATAGAATGTCCCGGATGTCTGATTGAGAATCTCGAAGGAGAAATTCCCGCCTTCCGCGGCTGCGCTTCCGATAGCACCTGTAGCTGCGATGAAGGCTGAATTTCCAGAACCAGCACCGGCGTTCGTGCCCTCGGTGTTGTCGGTTCTAGCGTAATTGTAGCCGGAGCTGATAAATGTCGAGCCTCCGTCAGTAGAGAAAAGCACCCTCAACCCCGATCCGTCAGTCCCCGGAACGCAGCCATAGACCTTGACGATAATCCCACGAAAGCCGGTGTAGCTCGAAAGGGCTATATCCATCTCGGTCCCGGCACTAGCGGAACCTGTAGCTAAGAGAACTTGTCCAACTCGATAGGTATTGTCGTAAAGGGTTGCCGCCTTGAAATCGCCCCCCGCCACGGTTAGCGTGTTGGCGGAATGGGTAATGGTGACGTCGCCGGAATCGAAGTTGATCACCGCGCCGGAATCGAGGAACAGATCGGACCAATTCAGCGAAGACGTTCCAAGCCCGCCGGTGTCGGTCGTGACCGGGCAGATGTTTCCTGAATCGTCAACCAGAACAATCGAGTTCTGGATTGTCGCCCCGCCAGTCCCATTCCAGCGAACTACGGCGTTGTCAGTCGAAGAGCCGGGAAGGGTGACAGTGGTTCCGCCGCCGTGGTAATTATGCAGAATCCATTGATCTAAAGGCTGGTAATAGGTTGCTGTATATACACCCCCGACTTGAAGCACGCCGGCAGCAAGGGTTGATCCGGTGACGCCTCTTAGCTGTTTTGCTCCGGTCGAATCCACATTCAGGGTACATGACCCGGTGTTATTATGCCCAGTGTCAATTCGGAAAGTGACGGTCCAGCCGTTGGTTAAAGCTGCAATTGATCCGTTAGTGGTTAGGGTAAGCGCATCTTGTGCTCCCCCAGAAAGAATTACACCATTGGACGTAGTAACCCCGGCCCAATCGTCTCTTGCCTTGGCGAGAATAGCCATCATCGCACGGGCAGAATCGTTGACCGACGATGGGGCTTGTCCCTCTGCCCAGTTGATGGTCGAATCCGCTGTCGAGTTAGACGACGCGGTTTGTGACCAAGAATAGATTCCCGTGGCCAATGGTTAGACTCCTGCAATTAGGGGTGTTTAGTGCCTTCGCGCTATACGGCGACTATCTTGCTAGATCGGCTCCGCAAGACGGGACCGAACGCGGCGTCAGATTCTGGTTTATCGTTCTTGGGCTATTGGGTGCGCTGCTGCTGCAAAAGCTGCTCAAGCGACAGCGGGACCGATAGAGGCCCATAACCGGGCGTGGTTACCGGAGGCAATGGCTGGCCCAGTCTAACCAAGTCAGCCGCTTTGTTTGCAGCACGCTTGGTCATCATGTGACTTCCGACCTTAGCCCCTGTCGCAATTGCAGACGGGATACCAGCCGTGAGGCTCGACATGAGTCCATCAAAACCCAGAAGGGCTGCGGTGATTGTCGGGCTACCAATTGTTGCTGCGCCCTTCAGCCCCCAAGGCACGAAGCTACCAATGGCCCGCAACGTCCGTTCTGTGACAGAGCCTCTAGCTACCTCCTCGATAGCCTTGCGCTGTTCTGCCGAGAAGAAGCGAAACTCCTTGGTGTTTTCGTCTGCAAACTTATCAGCCAGTGCGCGAAATTTTTGCTTAAGGCCGGTCGCCTCTCCGGCCTGAGAATAGTTGGCTAGGCGGTTCTTGGCCTGGGCATAGAACTTATCCATCATCTGGCTGTTCTTATAGCGGCCATGCAATGTATCGGCCTGCTTTAGCGCGTCGATACTATATTGGGCGTTGCGGCCAGATAGCTCATTTGCAGTAAGGCCGCGCATATAGCCGTTTATCTTCGACCACAGCAAAGCACCCTGACCCATGATGTCACTGTCGTGCTTGTCCATGATCTTGCCAGCCATCTTGCGCCATATTTGCATTTGTCGCAGCGTGACGGGCTTTCTTTGGTTCAGGGCGTCGGCCATTAGACTCACAATCCCCGCAACGGCTGGGTTGGCTTTTCGCATGTCCTGGTTCTGGTGCTGCAAGTCACGCGTAAGTTGCGCCATAAACGGCAGATAAGATGACTGCTTGACTTGCGTGCCGCTCATATCGGCCAGCTTATAAAGACTATCGCGAGCGCCTTTGATCATGGGGGTGGTAGGCACCCTGCCACGCTGGCTCCATTCACCCACAGCCCTAATGGTTTTATTGGCAGCAAACGGCGTGGCGAGAAGGCCGACAAACTCTGCCAATGGTTGCAACTCGGTCCCTTCTGTAGCGGCACCAGCAGCAGTTGATACAGCAGCAGGAGCGGCTACGCGGGTTCCAACCCTTGCAGCAATTGAACCAGGACCACCAATTGCCGCTGGGGCAATGGCTGCAGCCAGATCGATGCCCTTTCCTACTTTTGTCTGTGGCTCGTATAGGTCGCCATACGTCTTGCGCAAATCCTCCCGCACCTCTGTCGATCCCATGATGCGAGCGTTATTGCTTGAATCTCCCAACCCAACTTGCTCACCCAGCCACCTACCGCCTTTGACAATATCACCCGGAAGTCCCAGGACGCTCACAGCGGCACTCTCAGCATATTTGGGAATGGACTTCAAAACGTCTGACCCGATGGTCGGCGCGTCAAACTGGTCGAAGACGTTCCCACCAGCATCAAATTGGTCAAAGGGATTTGCCATTGCTACCTCAGAAAGGCACTCGGGTCTTGCCCGTACTTCTGCCGAAATGCCTCAATCACGGCTGGGTTGTTGGCGTTAGCCTTCAGGTACTGAACGGCGCTTGGAGGGATCATGCCTGCCCCACCGCCAGACCTTTCTGGCATAACGCCAGCTTGTATCGGGGCACCCTTTGGGGCGACCGTGCTGCCCGGAGGGGTTGCGGGTGAAATAGCGAAATCAGCTTGCGACCCCAGAGCGGGATAGTTCTGCTCGATGATCGGCCCAACGCCGTTCACATAGTCCTCAAGCATTTGTAATTTCTGCAACCGCGTATCCTGCCCATCAATCGGAGTAGGCAGCATCGTCTCGAAAAGTTCTTTTGGATTGTCGCCGTTAATTTTTGCCGCACCGATGATCATGTTGCGAACTGCATTCACCCCAGGGCCGGTAGCGGTTTCCCATCTGCCCGACAGGATTGCCTCGCGAGCTGCAGGGTATTGCTTGATGCCAGACTTTATGAGGTTGACAGGTCCGGCAAGTTTGGACTGCTCACGTGCCTCGCCAGAACGGCGAATATCAATTGCATCCGTGCGCGTAGTTTCCGCCGTATTGGCCTGCTGCTTGGCAATGCTTTCCATCACCCCCTGGTGGCGAAGTTCGTTCTCTAGCGTTGATTGCTGCAACGCATAGGCCTGCTGGCGAATTTCGTTCTCGCGTTGTTGCTGCGAAAGGGCTGCCCCGCCCATAAGCCCTTTGCCGACCCCCTCGCCCCAGCCGTTGCCGCTGGCAATCCCGGCACCCAATCCCATAAGCGTCGGCCAGATCGAGCCGCCAGAACCAAAGTTCATCCCTGACTGTTGCGGTTGCGGAGCCGGTTGACCTTGCTGACCAAGCAACGACGCCTGAGCCTGATAGGCCAATGCAGGATCAAGAAATCCCGTGGAGCCTGATTGATCGAACGGGGGGAAGTTGAAGAGTCCGGCCATTAGGCGCCTCCGAAGTTCAACCAACCGCCGGAACCAAACGCACCCATCCCGCCTAGTAATCCGAGTCCACCTAATCCAGCGCCGATTCCAGTTTGTAGCGGGTTGCTCGCTTGCGTCATCGTCGCTGTGCCAGTGGTATTGCTTGTACCACTCGTGGTGCCCTGATTAGTCCCGCCAAGGCCGGCAATAGGCAGGAGGAATTGCTGAGCTGCGTTTAGATTGGTGTAGGGAAGACCAGCTTGAGTCTGTGCCGTGGCGAGTTGCTGGAGATAAGGATTGTTCAGTGCAGCGACATTTCCAGCGGCACCAGAACGAGCGCTTAATTGATTGAGCGCAGAGGCATCCATTGCCCCAGAAATACCGGGCATCATCCCAGCTGCGTTCTGCTGAGCGCCTACGTTCTGATTATATTGCCCCATCAAGAGCGGAGCTAAATTCTGAGCGTATCCCTTACCAAGTGCATTAGAAAAATCTCCTGAGAAATCCCTTCCAGCGAGAGCGAACTGATTAGAAACGCTATTCTTGACCTGATCCCCGAGGGCATTCAGTGAAGGTTGAAGATAGGGATTCGTATTCGGATCGAGGTATCCAGGCTGGAGGTATCCGCTCAGAGCACTAGAGGCTTGATTGAGCCCTTCTTGTCCCTGGCCTAATCCCTTTGCCGAATAGAGGTCATTGATGAGCGCGGTCTGTTGCGGATTGAATTGATCTATCGCCTGTTGGGCGTTGCCGAACAATCCACCGATGGCCTGATTCTGTTCTGGAGTAACCGCAGTGGAAGTCGCACCCGGAATCTCACTCGCGGCATTGACCATTCCAGCAAGAGGGGCCTGCGTCGGACGCCAAGGTCCAGTGCGGACGTTTTGCTTCTGCTTGCTCTTGGTCTGCTGGTTGGTCGATTGAGTGGATTTGTTTTCCCCGCCCATTCTATAGATCCTTGTCTAGGATAACGCGCGAAAGGCGATAGTCCTTAAGCATCCGCATCCATCCCTTGCGTCCATAAAGTCTCATGCCGTTGCATCCGTTTTCTTTCGCCTTGGCTTCGATCTCATCGAGAAGCCCAAGCCAACGCGTCATGTTCTTTCCCCCAGCGGAAACCACGACACATTTCCAACCAGTGGGTGTGTCGATCACTGCGGTGACTGCTGCGGCTTCCAAATGGTCAGACCACGCGAACCACAACAGCGCGTCGCCACTCACGCAGCGGTCGTAAAGATCGGAAGCTGTTGTCTCGCTTCCTTTAAGTCCTGATTCGATAAACCCAGCACAGAGCGGCCACGTCTCGGCGACTTCACCAGATGGAATGGCGATAAGCTCAGCCAATAATTCCGAAGGTGAAGGTCTTGTCTGTGTCTGCGGTGTTGGGGTGGGTGACGGTGAAACTTCCATCTCCGGCAACAACGTAGACGCCCGTTGCTGATCCGACATCCGCTGCCGCCGTAGCCGTCTGCGGCGTGATCGTGACATGGCTATTCGGCCTGCATAGGGCTGTCGTAACGACCGTGCTCGTGTCGTTTTCTGTCAGTGTAAATTCGCCGTGAGCGTTCACCCGACCCAGCATAATTCCACGAACGACCTGGGCTATATCGAATAGAGTCGCCCCAATTGGATTGACGCCTTTCCATTGCGGAGGCGTGGTCATCTCTTGCCCGTTTGCACAACGTCAGGCTCAACACCAATCGAATAGCTCCATGAGGTTGCTGCTGGTATGCGGTTGCGTAATTTCGTCACTCGGCCATCCACCCTATGAGGTGTGTAGCCGGTGTCGTTCATCAGGGTTTCGCCGCTCTGCGTCTCTACGTCCGTCAGCTTCTGACGTGTAAAGATCGAGCCGTAGACGGTGGCTGCATCTGTGTCCGGTCTTGAACCTCGGACGAAGTACCGCCTCGCCCCGTCATGCAGAGCCATCTGCGGCGTTTCTAGCGTCGCCTCTAGATTATCCCCGGATAGAAACGCGCCCTGATGCGATGAATTGAATAATCCGAGAGCGATGTTTGTAGAGGCTGGAAAATCGTCTAATGAGATCCCCAACGCATCGATTGAGGTAAATCCAAGCGTATCCAGGCCATCAAGCGTGACACCAGGACTCGCCAAGGTGCAGGCAAACTCACCGCTGATTTCTAATGGTGCAGCACGCTGCAGAGCAGGGTCGTAAACGATGCCCTTATCAAACAGTCCGCTTGCGCCGGTCGTGGATTTGTAGAACCAGTGAACGCGGTTGTTTCTTGAATCGTATGCGCCGACCATCAACTGAGTGCTGCCGGTATCCCACTCCTCATAGAACGTGCGGTCGAATTTCTCTCTTCCGATGGGGATGATCAATCCGCTAGGTGAAAGTTCACAGAACCCATCGGCGGACAGGAAATAGACTTTATCTCCGCCCCTGATCAGAGAGTACGGTGCTCTTAATCCCCTGTCTTCGGTAAGGCGGTCGAACTCGAAATTCACATCGCCGCCAACGAACGTCATCCGCCGGGTGGCATTGTCCTGGAACACCCAACCGAACTCGCCCCCAGCTACACCTCGGACGATACCTCCATCTGGGAAGTCCTGAACATCTGAGCCATTAGTTCCAGCAGTCCATCCGGCAATGTTGTTCAGAGCCGACCAGGCGATGCGAAACGGATTTGATGTTAGTCCAGATAAAACTAGAAACCCGTTGACCATCGTGGCGTAGGATGCTTGGGGCGGACTTCCCGCCAAAGCTGCAAACCGGACCGATGTTCCTAACGTGTACCTTTGAGGGGCGTTACCAGTGGCAACCGCAACAACGTCAGTTCCAGACTGAGCGAACTGCCATTGCGAGGCAGCAGTTAGCGAATAATTCTCGACCGAGAAAAACTCCAGTTCGGCAACATTCATCGTCGCTGCCGAACCGTCTTGGGCGAACGTCACCCAAGTATGAAGCCACTCTGATGTGCTGGTTGACGTTATAGTCCGGGCAGAACTTTCGTCAGCCGTGTCCGTAAACGTGGTTGAGCCAAGAGAGGTGCCATCGGTGGCATTGGCTGGGGCTGTTCCAGTCTTGCCGTATAGGGTGACGGTCATCCCAGGATTGGCACCACTGACGTACCCAGCGTCATTCGAGCCATAAATCTTGACGCTCGAAATCACCGCTGCGGTAGCAAGCGTCTTGCCTACATAAGCGGAAGTCGCAGACGACTTCGCCGCACAAGCTGCTGCAGCCTGCGCCGTTGTTCCGTCGAACGCTGCCGTCAACCCACCCGCGGCAGACATATCGCCGATATTAGTGCTCGACGTGTAATCAAGCTCGGTAGCGTTTGCCCTAGTGACTTCCTCCCAAGCAAGGGAGGTGTTGTTCATCTTGTATAGCTTGGTCGAGGTGCCAGCGAAAATGGCAATCGTGCCGTCATCGTCTAGAGCTAAGAACGCTCCCCGACATGCAGCAGGCAAGGCATCGGTAAAGGCGGAAAGATTCCCTACCGGGCCGTAACCGTCTCCCCTAGGAAACACATTCTCAATGAGCTGAGTGTGGCCGCCGTTGTAACTAGATACATCGGGTTTCCATTCCCCCCAACTTACGATCGCCATTACCGGCCACCCTGCAAGGCGCTCAGTAAGGCCGCAAACTCATTAGCTCTTTGCGGAGAGTCGAACATTCCGAGGTGTTGGCCGGTTTGATAAAAGCGGGCAATGGCTTCATGCGGAGACATATACCAGCCATCTGGTCGCACAGTTGGAACCAGCGTCTCTCCCTGTGGCGTGCCAAACGACATACTCCGAAGCGTGCTGAATGACCCGTCCGGATTTGAGAATTGCTTACGACTTGCGAGATCGATGTTCCCCGGCTGCTTCATGTCAAACATGCTAAGCAAGCCGCGATATGGTTCAGCCATTAGACAGGCCCCGTCTGAATGCTCCGCGACTCAGCCTTGTCTTGCACCGTCTTGTCGTGGCCCTCTCGTCTCCAGACCTTGTTGGAATCCGCTTCGCCGTTTAGGCGATTGATGTCTTGTTCAGCCAATGCCCAAAAACTCATGGCCCGCTGATCGTCCATGACGTAGATCGCGGCCTCCATCAAAGAGAGGTTGAGATAAAGATCGGGCGCTTTGCTCAGGAGCCAATTTGTCGAGTTGGCCGCGAGGTCGGGGATGGTGCGGTAATAGTAGAATGTTACGTTCTCCGTACTACCAGCTGGCCTGGTATGAAAACTGCCAGCCATGATAGTGAACATGGTCGGGTCTTGATTTGGCCTGTAGCGAAATCTCCAAGCTTCCGAATCCGGCGTGACGTAGAGCAAGTCTTGCGAGCGACTCGCGCCAACCCATCGTGCCGACAACCATTCAAGATAGTTTGAGGGCAGAGATGCACTGCCGCTCGCAAGAACTAGTGTGGTTGAGGTTTCCATGTCCCTCACCCGCAAGGCACGATTCAATCGCGCTTCAGCATTGGCGATGAACTCAGGATAGCGAGACGAGAAGTCGTCCCGCGTTAGCCAATTAGTGATGGCGGTTTGAAGTTCGGTGTAATTGCTGATGCTCATACCACCCATCCCATCGGCCTGATCTGACCGCCGCCGCGTGTGACGTTGGAAAGCCTCTGAATCTCACCAAGCATCTCATCCCGTCGCGCCTTCCACAGGATTGCCTTTTCTGCATCCGGGATATACGCATGGGCCTCTACGAGCGAGCCGAACAGATAAGCGTCAGGATGTGCGGTTAAGAGCCAGTTCGTCGTGTTGGCATCCGACAGGACCGGGATTTTCTGGTAGTAGCGAAACGTAAATCCGGTCGTGTCGTCTACCGAGCGGGTAACAAAATTCAAGCCTTCAATGGTGAAGATTTTTGGCGTGCCCGCATCGGTCGAGGGATACCTGGCTCGAAGATATGTCGGGGTGACGTATTCCAATTCTCGACTTGCATTCCCATCCCAAGTAACACTCCGCCAATTGAGGTAGTCTGACGGAATGTTGATCTCGCCATTAACCGTGCTTAGCGACGTGGAGTTCTCCATCTGCCGCGTTCGCAGCATGCGGTTGGCATTAGCCTCGAACAGGGTGATAAAGTCTGGAATCACCTCACCGAGGTCGGCCCGCTCGAGCCAAGTTGCCAGCGAAGATTGGAGCTCGGCGTAAGTCGTGATGGCCATTATTTATCCGTCCGCAAATGCGCCCAATCAGGATCTTGAAGCTTGCGCTCCACGACCTTGTCCATCTCTTCGCTGAACAGCTTTAGCTTCGTGTTGCCCCGGTTCCACTCCTCAACCATCCACTGGTAATAGATGTTGTTCGGGATGGAGGCTTTATGGTGCCAGGATCGGCCACGCTTCTGAGGTTGCGTCTTGAGCTGCTTATTGCGCTCAATGATGTCCTCTACGTCTTGCCAGGTGTGCGCGGTTACGAGTCTTTTAGACGGATCATACTTGAGGCGAGTTACAACCTCGTCTTTCAACCGCTGCACTCCGTCACCGTCACCGTGCCGTTAGTGGCGGTTCTAATCGCGGAGAGCTTCTGCCCAGGAGTGACCACGAAATACTCAGGCTCACCCGCTTTGATGTAGGCTGAATTGGTTGCCGCTGCGGTAGGAGTAGAGCCGAACTTGATATAGGCCCCGGTAGTAGCCGACACGCGAACCACGTTGGTTCCTGCCGCAAAAGCAGTACTGATGGAAGTAGCTACGGAGGTGTAGGCCGCAACCTGAGTTGTGCCCAGCCGGTAAACTGTTCCTCGGAATGCCATTAGTTCGTCCTCTCAATCACGGCGCAGAACCGGGTTAGACTGGTGGTTGAGCTTTCCCCGCCTGACGTGAAGGTGATCAAATCCCCCTCATTTACAAAGTTCTCCGTGCCCATGTAGCCAAGATCGACGCTATCTACGTCGCCCGCTGCGGAACCAGACTGAGTAACAGTAGCGGTCCTGAGAGCCGAGCCGCTACGGACATGAATTGTCCAAGTGCAGTTGGCGCCGGTAATTGCAGCTCCAATGACGGAATAGGCCCGCTTGATCCTTCCACGATGAGTCGCTACCGCGTAGGTAGACCCAGCAGTAGAAAGGTCAGCCATTTCGGCGAAGACAGCGACCTCGTTGACTGGTCTATTGACAGGAAGTGCCATGTGCGCGCCTCCTACGTCTTTTCAATAACAAGCGTGAAGTCGCCAATAACTGTAGTTGAACCGCCACCATCGGAATCAATATCGATCTTGTCGCCTTCGACCACTGAGGTAAGCGTTTCGCCCTGGTTGAACTCAACCGAGTCAACCGTTCCGGCAGTTGAGGTGTCGGCAATGGTTAAATTATCTGTCAACGCTGTGCGGCCGGCGATAGCGACACTAATAACTGCGTCACCATTTACCGTTCCGTGGATGACGCTATACATGCGACGCAAGCGGCCCTTGCATGGTGCGACTGCCCAGCAAGAAGTCGTAGCAGCCACGTCAGCCATCCGGGCATGAACAACGATCTCATCGACCGCTCTGTTGATAGGAAGTGCCATTTTAGTTCTCCGTGTTTAGCCGCTCGTGTGAATCTGGCTCGATCCACTGCGGCGATAGACCTTCTGGCCTATGTGTCCGAGGCTAATGGTGGCGTCGGCGAAGATGCGATAACCCGCACCCCTCACGTCAGCCCAAAACGCAAAATCTTCCCCTCGGGCATTCGTGCCATCGTCGTCACAACGGAAGATGGATGGAACGGCCTCCAGCGAAGTCCCAAATCGCAGTTTCGGAGCGAGAGCTGATAGGTGCTCTATTACCCCACGCTTGATGCAACAGAACCCCATTCCCGTAGCGTCAATCTCAACCAGTCCTTCTTCGTTGGGCTCTGGCTTGTCATGCGTGAACTTGACGAAATATCCAGTTGGATCTTGCCGCCTTGGATAGACACCGGCGATACAGTCATGCTTCTGCATGTGAAGCACGACCTTCATGAAATCGACCGGAGACCAGTCGATGTCTGAGTCTGTGAAGAAAAGCAGGTTGTGGTCTGACGCTAGAAAATGGTTCGCCGCCAAAGTCCGCGCATGATGCGGAAGCGAGCCGGTAAAGAACGCGAAGTCCGCTTTCAGTCCGTAGTTAAAGCACGCCTCTTGCGTATCGAGATAGGAGCGAACAGTCTGAAGCGGGAAGTCCCTTGTGGTCGGAGTTGCGATTAGGACAGACACACCATCAAATAACGATGGCATAGTTTCTCCGGCCCTTCACCTGGGCGCCGACAACCTCAACCTTCTTGCCCAACTCGTCGGCGTATTTGTTAACGAGCCTGAGCTGTTCTGGATCGTCGCAATCATCCACGATCCACGTCGCATCCTTGATGCGATCCATCGCGAGCTTGTAGACCGCCTCACGCCCGAACCTTCGTGGCGGACCGTCAATAATCGCCAGATCGAACTTCTCCGGAAGATCCTCTAAATCGCCGTACCACATCGGCGGCATCGGCGAATTTGGTTCACCAATCTCGGGGTGTTCCTTCAATGGCGCGTAATATAGGGCAACCCCCTTGACCTTCCACAACTGGATGAAGTTGCGGATTTTTCGGAACCACTCAATGTCATGTTCGAGGGCATGGACCATCTGCCCGTTTCTCTGGCAGGCAAGTCCAGCGATGATCGTGGTGATACCAGACCCAACCTCAAGGATCGGACCCTTTGCCTCTTTGGCTTTGTCGTAGATGGTTTTGAGCGAATGCGGCCCCATCGAGAAGTCGTTGTTGTGGTACTTCCAGATGGTCTCGAAAACCTCTTTGCTGTTGTCTCCCGTAATCAGCTTTTCCATTGCAGCGTCTAGCCGAGAATCGAGCACGCCGTTCTTCTTCCGAAGATATTCTCCTAAATTTCCCTCCCAGCGCATTTGGCCCTGGTGAGTGAAAGTCATTTCAGGAGAAACCCACACCTTGAAGCCTAACAGTCGCGCTTCGCGGCAGAAATTCAGATCGCCGGACCATCTCCGCCCGTCAACCATCATGCGCTCGAAAATCACCTGCAGCTTTTCATCGCCCTCCTTTGCCTCTTTCGGCAGAAAGGTCATATGCTTTCGTTTTTCCGAGAGTGCTAGAATCACTTCCCGACTCACTCGCATGAAGCCGGTAGGAACTCCGTCAACTTCCAACAATCCGTCTTTTCTGGCCTGAAGGAATTTCTCGTCAGACTTGATCCTGACCGGATAATCCTCGTGCCGCTGTTTTAACGGATAGGCCCCGCCGACAATGTCCGCATCCTTGTACAGAAGCAGTTTGGCTAAATCCTCGGTGGCCCAACCCACATCATCATCAATGAAGATGAGATATGGAGCACCTGAATTTAGGAACTGCTTGACAAGGAAGTTGCGGGCATCATCGACGTGGCAATCTTCTGTGTGTAGCCAGTAGTCGAATTTTACGCCGTTCGCCTCCATATAAGCCGCGCTGTCCACCATCGACATCGTGTAATTGCAGCACGGGCGACCCGAATTGCACGGAGTCGCAATAAACACATCGGGCAGACCATCTTTGCGGCCTACCCTGTAATGGGAAAACGGCATAAAACCTCTCTTGGTTGGAGTTAGACTCCGGCGATGGAAACAACGCCCACTGAGTCAATGCGGGCCATCAAGGTTCCCAAATCGGCTTGCGCTTGCTTCATGCGAGTCACAAAAGCCGTAGCCTCGGTGCTAGATGCCCACGCCCATACACCTGCCGCGTTACCGGCAGACATAGTTGCGGTTGCAAGCGCAGTGATAGCCGTGGCTGCCTGGGTGCCCTGGTTCACACCAGTTTCCCCGTAGAAGCCAACGATAGTTGAAGCGGCCGTGCCGCGAGCATCGACAAGCGCATCCGCTGCCGAGACGGTGACACGCTTCATCAAGCCTGCCGAGGTATCCCAGACAAGCAAGATGTCGGTAGCTGCTGGGCTGAGAAGCGTCGGCAGCTCATCGCTAAAAACAAAGGGTGTAGACATGGTGTTACACTCCCGCGATTGAGATGAGGCCGGTCGAGTCGATCTTGCCCATCAGTGTTTCGAGGTCTGCTTGAATCTGCGATGCCCGCTTGGCATAGGCTATCGCCACCGTACTTGAGGCGAAGCCAAACACAGTTGCGCTATTGGCTGCGGAGATAGTTGCGGTAGCCAAGGCGGTGAGGGCCGAGGCCGTCATCGTTCCTTGATTAACGCCAGTCTCTCCGTAGAAGCCAATAACCCGATCGGGTGCCTGCCCGAGGAACACAGAAGCAAGAGATGCCTTCTTCGTGCGTCCAGCGGACGTGTCGTAGATTAGGGTCCAGTCGCCTGCGGCTCCTGTGGTGTCCGCCGACATTTCCGCAGTCCATGAATAAATGGTGCTCATGGCTATAGACCCGTGATGTTGACGATGCCGGTCGAGTTGACCTTACCCATGAGGGTATCGAGATCGGCCTGCATCTGTTGAACGCGGGTGACGTATGCGTTCGCTACCGTTGACGAGGAAAACCCAAACACCCCGGCTCCGGTATTGGAGGCGGAGAAGGTCGGGTTGGTCGTCAGCGCCGTGAGACACGTTGCCGTCATGGTGCCCTGGTCAACCGGAGTTGCGCCATAAAACCCGATGAGGTCCGTAGCGGCGACGCCCCGGCAAGCAGTGCGAATAACGGTAAAAGTCGCGTCCTTTGAGGTAGGCGATGTTGCGTTGGTCGAAATGTCCGCAGTCAACAGCCTATCCCCAGCGGCGGGCGTAGCAAGCGATGCACACTCACGATGGAATGTGTAAATCGTGCTCATAAGAACCCTCCTTGAAAAAAATGGGAGTGAGGTCGGCGTACCTTCATAGCCCGTGGGCTCCAGTGTCCCCCGGCCTCAGCTCCCTAGCTCCGATGATTACGAGGTCGTCAGATCGTAGACGCCTCCAGACGATTTCTCGTTGCGCGCCACGAGGGCATACTCCGAGAGAATCTGGAAACGTTCCGAGTCGCCAGTCTTGGCAAGAGCATTGCGAACGAACTTGCGGAGATAGGCAACGGCCCACATATCCATCTGCAGCACATGGCAATCACGCGAACGCTGGAAGCGGTTGGCAACGACCTTGACCGTGCCGAAATCCGACTCATATGCGTCAACCGCAGCAACAATCTTCTTGGACTTCACGTCCTCGGTCGGCGTTGCGCGGCCGGTGAAGGTGGACATGACCTGCTTATTGAAACCTCCAAGCATCACCGTGTCCGGCTTGCCGCCAGAGGCCCAGCAGAGCTGGAACACGTTCTTCAACTGTGCTTCGGTGAAGGCTCTTTGAGTGCCGTCATTACGCGCATCCGAACCATCCGAACCTGAAGCGGTCGGGGACGAGCCACCAGAGTCAAAATCGTCGTTGGTGGCGATCCAGGCATTGATACCACCAGTGACACGAGCGGTAGCTGCAGCACCGGCATTTGAAGCCTGAGAGGCAAGCAGGATCGACTCCATATCCCTCTTGAGTTCAAGGCCCTTCAGCATCTCCTGATAGGCCAATTCATCGTCACGGCCAGCGTGGTCAACGACCTGCTGCGTTCCCGTGACGCGGCCGACCTTGCTTGAGATCTGGCAATAGTTCTTCAAGCGAACAGTGGGCGTGGCTGCGATGGTAACGGCGTCGTCGCCTTCCAACTGTGCGTTGGCGGTATCGACCGAGGCAAGGGCCTGGGTCTGCCATTCGTGAGTAACTGCAGTTGCCTTCTCTCTTTCAATGCCAGAGATGAAGGGCGTATCGGTCGGATCGATCCTGTAGATCATATCCGAGAGGTCTTCACGATTACCGATAGCGGTATAGGTCGTGAAGGTATTTGTCGGTAGTGCCATTTTAAGTTCTCCTACCGGGCAGCCATCTTGCGGCGGGCTATCAACAGTCTCGCTGCGTCTTTGGCGCTTCCGGTCTTGTCGAGTTTCTGTTCCAGGGCTTTCACGGCTTCCTCTGCGGCCACGTTGGGTCCGCGAGAAACACCGGGGCGCTGTGCGACTGGGGGAACAGGTTTCGGCTGGGTTTTGGCTTTGGTCTTAGCTTCACGGTATTTGACCGCATCAACGAGGATCTGCTGGAAGCGATGGTCGCGGAGAGAAAGCTTCTCTTGTCCGTTCCACGCCTTGGTCAGCTCGTCGTTGCTGAAGCCTAAATCACGTAAGACTGAAACCGCTGCGTCTCTGAGTTTTGGTCCCTTCTCCGGGTCTGCAATCTCAGGCACCTTCTCGGCAAAGAGCGAATCTTCCTTGGTGGCAAAGTCGCGCCACTGTTGGGTGTGTTCCGCCTCTTGCCTTTGCTGGCTGGTGATCATCTCCTGATGAACTGCAGCGATCTTCTTTTGCTGCGCGTCCCACAGGACATATCGAGGCCAATCTTCGCGGGCCATCTTCTCGACATCAGCCATTGTCTGGATGTCGGAAAACTCGCCGGCTTGGGCCTGTTGCAGATTTTGGAGCAGGATCGGCAACGCAGCTTCGTATTGCTGCCTAGTCTGTTCCGCCGCGCTAAGCTGGGCCTCAAGGGCCTTCTGCTTTTCAGCGGCGTCTTGCTGTCTCCGGTTGAAATCGACTTCTCGTGACCGCTCGCGTTCGGCAAGTCTCTCTTGCGTCTCACGGGGGAGGCCCTTGAATGTCTCCTTGTCTTCCTTTGACCATGACCTGGGAGGCTCGACGGGAGGCAGGTCTTCTGCCGCGTCAGTCTCTTGCGTCTCGATGGGGGGCTCTTCAGCCGCATCGCCTTCCCCTTCCCCACTAGTGGGTTCCGGGGGAGATTCGTCTTCGACCGCTGCAGGAGCTTCGTCCGCGCTGGTCGCCTGTTTCTCTTTCCGCCAATTGGAGAGCTGACGTGCAGCTTCCCGAATAGACGTGATCTTGTCCGAGACTGGCGGGGACTCGGGCGCAGGGGTTTCGCTCGCAACCTCTGTGGTTGCGTTGGCTTCCAAGTTCATAAAATGTCCTTTAGGTTTTAGTTCTGCAGTCGTTTAGAAGCGATCTTGCCGTTGTTGACGAGGGTGAGGAGCTTCTGCTTTACCTCACCTAGAACAGCCTGTTTTGACCAGATCATTTCCCGATCTTCGGTCGTGGTTGCGTTAGACCAGGCGTCGGCGAAGTCCTGTCTCAGCGCCTCAAAACAGGCCATCAGTAGGTCGTCGTCCATGAGTATCTTGGCTCGCTTGCCAAGTTCAATGTCACGGGCAGTTTTGTCTTCAATCATCCAGCAAAAAGGCTATTGCCTCCTCATCATCTTCGTCTTCCTCGACCTGTCTCAGTCGCGCAAAGGCTTCCATCTGGGACAGGATCTGCGTCCTCTTGGCTAACTCGATTATCGCCTTGCGGGCTTCAATCGCGTTGTCCCGAGCCAAGACCATGACGTGCTTCTGTCTGGCGATTGATTCAGCTTCAATTGCAGCGAGAGCCTTTTGGAAAGGCGTTAGCCGGCCTAGCCCATCAATCCTTGCTTGCTCGCTTACAAGCGCCTGTTGCCGCTTCTTTCTGTTGATCTGCTCTTGTCTGGCTATCTCAGCCGCAACGAAAGTACGCCATTTCCCCTTGGACCAATAGCCGCCAAGGATCCTTCCACCGATATGGGAGGAAGTGGCTACCCCCTGCCCAGTACTCCCGCCGGCAATTGCAGTCCCGGCGCATATGGCGTAAAATCCGAGCATGGCAAGGGTTGTCCAGATTACTGAAGAAGAGCTCGACTATCTGCGGCTGAAGAAAGTAGAGGTTCCCGACCCCAAGCCTAACTTCATCGATCCGCTTGCCGAGGAAGGCATGGAACTGAACAGCGACTAGGCTCCTATCAATCCGTGAGCTGCCAGAGCCGCCTCAAGTGCCTTCACCCTCTCCGCCAACTGAGAAATCGTTGCGTTCGCAGTGTCCAGAGCTGAACTCTTGTTCGCCGTTCCCGTCATCAGCGTCCAACCAGTGTCTCTGGCTCCGACAACCTTGTTGTCTCCGACTTTCACACCAGCAGCGCTATAAACCGTGCCGTCTCTGCTAACGCTGAATTTGGTGACGCCATTATCAACATAGTGATAGGCGTATTCGATATTGACGCTGGGGCTTTCCAGGGCAACCCGAAAGCCGTCTTTGCACTCGCCAGCGTGGAGTCTGAAGGTAAACCCATAAGCTCTACCACTCTTGGCATCGAACCCGCCGCCTGTGAATTGCGCGGTGTAGTTCGCAACCGTACCGCCAGAGCCGTCGCTAACGTAGTTGTTAAGCGAGCCCTCCCAGCAAGAGACAAACCCGCAATCACCGTAGTTGGCGACATTAAGTAGAAGCCCGGAAGCATCCGAGCGCGGAGACGGGTCAGAAGGCCCGCCCTGTCTAACGACTATCGTTGCGCCGTCGATCTCTCCTGCTTGCGCTAAGGACGGATTGGTCCAATTCCTTTTTATATTGCTGAGACAAAGCGAATAATCAGCAACTACCGGCCCTGCATCATCAGACCCAAGTGGACGAGTAACAATTGCAACCGTGTTTCGCGAATTGGCTGGATGGCTCCCAGGTCTATCGCTAATCCGGCAATAGGCTTTGTCTGTATCTCCGGTTTCCGAGTAAGCCGCAAATAGCGCCTCGAACTCAAATTCGCTAAGCCCCATTGTTGGAACAGGCCACCACAAGCCACGCAGTAAGGGTAGAGTCATACAACAACTGAGCAATGTCCTGCGTGTTATCAAGTGTGCAATCACCCGGCCCTTGGATGTTTCCAGTTCCATCTTTGATAACTACGGTGCGTGCATCGTTCGCGGCTCTTAAATAGAGATGCAAACCGTTTACGCCACCGCTGATGGTGTCGAGATCGTCAGACGCCCCAGCAGCCTCGGTATCTACGATATGGAAGGTTTTGACGGCCGCAATTGCGCCCGATGCTATAGTTCTCGCGCCAGATGATGTAGCCAAAAGGCCGCTGAGATAGCCACTCTTCCATTGCAACGCGGCTGTCCCAAGATCGTATGTGCCGTCCGCTGCCGGCCGCAGACCGGCAGAATTGATCTGTATGACGTTCGTCATTACGCCGGCAATGGCAACGGCATAATCATATCTACCGGCCTCGGAGCCAGCCGTGAGATTGGATGCGCCCCACCCAATCTGGGCAATAGGCGTTTGCGTACCAGATGTGTTGGACAGCTTCAGGCTGATATAGCCCAAATCCCCAACAGTAGGAGTCGCACGGTCGCCCTCAAAACTCGCCGTTTCTGCCGCCGCACTATCAGTCGTGTTGACAGCGCGCAGCGGTTCATTAGCAGAGTCAGAACCGAGGCTAAAGGTTTGCAGGGCGCTGAAGGTATTCGCGCCGTCAAGCAAAGGGACAACATTGCCGGATGTTCCAGTATTCTTGCCGTCAAGCAGGTCCGCGTCGAGCGTAGAGCCTGAGCCGTCATTCCCAGAGTCCCAAACGGTGTTTGCCTCGATGGCGAGATGACCGCTCGCGGCCGTCAGCGTATTTGCTGTACCGTTTGCGAGTTCAATACTGTTGATATGAGCCGTGGCAAAGCCGCCCCCGGTCGAACCTAGATCAAGACCCTGATCGGTCGTGGCGTAGAGGGCAGCGCCTGTCAGTTCTAACTCGGTCGCCTTAGTGCCCCCAGTCATCACATCGAAGGTGATCTTGGCGTCTTCGTTTCCATCCGTAGTGTCCAGAACGACATTGCAGATATTGGAGCCTGTCGTTGCGTTGGTGCTAGCGTCTCGATAGTTGAAATAGAGGCAGCCGCTGACATCGCTCGCTAATGGAGAGGCGCTTGCTTGATCGATAACCAGACCTGGGCCTAAAGAGCCGGCAGCCGACGAGCGAAAGGTCAGGAAGTTGTCAACGTCATACCTGATGGAAACATCATCCGAGCCCGGCCCATTGAACGTCATCGCCGTTGGCGTCCAGCTTACGGTGGCTCCAGAAATTCCTTGGGCTATGGTCCCGCCGTTGACTAAATTCAAAAACGCTTCCGAGGTGCGCGTTGCATCTGTGGTGTCGGTGAAATGAGCCCCTAACAACGCCATTGTTCTGGCTGCCGTTGACGATTGAGCCGTAAGGTCTATCGATGCATTGTTGTTCGTGCTCGCGGCAGTGGGATTGCCAGTTCGCATTCTAAAATCTGTCGCTGCGTTTTTCCACCAGCGGCCAACTTCGGCCCCATCAATTGCCGCTCCTATCAGTCCCGATGCCCAGAACAGGCCAGTATCGGTGTCGGAGGTAAACGAGAGCGACGGCGCTGTTGCCGCTCCATCCGGCAGGAACAAATCACCGTCATCGTCAATCACAACGTCGCTGTCTTGCAAAACCCCTTGGGTGCTATCGAATCTTGGGACGTGATTGTCAGTAACAGCGTCTTTGTAGTAGGTATGATAACGAGGCGAGTTCGATCCCGTGGCGGCTCCATTAGGCTGAATTTCAGAAGTGGTGTTTCCTGAGAAGTTATTCCCCGAAATGTACACTCTCTCAATCGGATCGCCATCGACCTGGTTGATCGAGAGGCCGTAGTCTTGGTTCTGCGATCTATTTCCTACAATCACCGCATCGTCAGGTCTGCCAAGCGTAGAGAACGAAAACAGGCAGATACCCGCTTCCGTGCTTCCCGTGTTGATCGAATTTCCCTCAACTACGTTGTTGGCAACTACAGAGTCATTAGCAATGAGCTTAATTCCACAAGACGCATTGCGGGCAATGTAGTTGCCCATGATAGTCTGGTATTCGCCGTAGACCTCCAATCCGCCGATGATGGTGGAAGCGCCGTCAACTGCATCCAAACTGTCGATGAAAGTGTTGTTGGCGATGATGTGATAGGCACCGCCGATGCCCATGTGTCCGCCGTATGCCGCTCCAGTCGAGTAGTTGTCCGTGAACACCATCGAGTAGAAGGTGCCGGCAGCTTGGATCGTGCCGTTCTGGATGTAGTTCCGCGTGATCTCCAAATTGCGCGAGGTGAAGCCGTTGCCCGTGGTCGAGAAATCACAGAACCAGCAATTGAATACGGTCGAGGTTTGACTAGTACGAAGAAAGATAGAATCGGCGATGAGGATGTTCGTCATCCCCTGCCCGCCAATGCCGAACTCACCCTGATTAGTTATTTTGATTCGTTGGACAGTGATCCGATCAGAATCTGAAATCTGAATCGCTTCTGCGTTACCCCCACCCGAGGTGTCACCATTGGCAGCAATGGTCAGATCGGTAATGCCAGCATAGGAAATGCTGGAGAAGTTGATCAGTCCGTTGGTGCCGTCGCCGAAACTTGAACCATAGTCAAGAATGGTCGCGTCGATACCGGCGCCCTTAAGCAGCACCTTCGACTTCATGGTGACGTTGGTCGCACCGTTCAGAAGGCATGTACCTTCAGGCAGATTCAGAATGCCACCGCCTGCGGTATTGATCGCAGCTAGTGCGGTGTTTAAAGCTGAGACATCATTAGTTGAGCCGTCGCAGACAATCCCGTATTCCGCTGCCGTGTATGAATGACCGAGGAGAGCATTAACATTAGCGACAGAGAGCTGCTCGACCTGGCCTGTGGTCGCTTCATCACGGCCAAGGATCTTCTTCGCACCGACCTGTCCTTGGAATGACTGCCCGAAAGCAGGCAATAAAAAAGCCGCCAAGAGGGCGGCCGAGAGGACAAGTTTGCGCAATGTCATATTACAAGCCATCCAGTCCCATCGTCTTTAGGGTCAAGCGTCACAGCCCCGTAAGCGAAATTGATCAACCAGGTCGATTGGCCGTCGATTGTCTCAACTCCGTTTGGGGTAATGGTGATGTTGTTTGTGTCAGCGTCCCCCTTGCCATCCTTGATGGTGAGAGGACGTAATCTGTTCACGGCAGAGGGCAGCGTTACTCCCGTAGCGGCACCAGAGCTTTTATTGACCACAATTAGGTCGTCGGTATCGACGTTGACCGTTATGTCGCCGGCTGCGGTGACGGTTATGCGTCTGAAACGAAATATCTGCGCCGGAGCGTCAACCCACACTTGCGGCGGATTGGTGAAATTAACCGCGCTGGTGTCACCGTTGGAATTATCGAAGATCGCATCCCGGCTTAGCGTGGTGCCGGAAGAGGTGTACGTTCCCCTACCGACTTCCCACTCAGTTCGAGAGTCATTCTCAGCCGCGTAATAAACCCTATCCCCGTCAGCGATCCCGCCTTCAGCGAAGGTCTGGTGCCCTGAAACCGCACTACCTAGTGTCCAAGTTCCTGTCCCCGCCGCATTTGTCGCCATGCGTGCGCGGTTCGCAAGAACGATACGCATTTAGTCGGCATCCATGATCTCATAGACCGTGGAACCGTCCTTGCCCTTGGTCTTCTTCACCTTCTTGGTGCTGGGCTTCTTCTTCGGACTGGCCTGCTCGAACGGCTTCAGAGCCTTGGCAATGTCGTTGGTCTTGGCCTGCTCCATCTTCTGCTTATGTGTTTCGTCGGATTGGGCTAACTTCTGCTCGCCTAACGCCATCTTGTTTTCGGTCGAGACTTGATCGACCATGACCTTAGCGCCCATCTCCTGCATTTTGATCGAGTGCTCGGCCTGCATCTGAGCCATCTTCATCTGATGCTCTTCGCGCTTCATCTCCAGCTCGGCAGCAATCTTGGTTTGCTGCGTGGTGATGTCGGCTTGGGCCTGGAGCCTCTCAATCTCAGCCTTGCCCTGCAGTTCCTGCATCTTAAGCTGCGCGTCGATCTGGGCTTTAATGACTTGCGGATCTGGTGGAGCTGGGGGCATCTCAGCGTCGTCACCAGGATCAGTGAAATACCGATCAATGTCCTTCTTGCCGATGATCTTGGCGTAATCCGCCGCAGAGTTGTAAAGCTGTTTCGGAGCAACAAGCATGGACAGCCCGCCCTCAAGTGCCGCCTTTTGCAGGCCAATCAGCCCCATGATGGACTGCATCTCTTCCGCTTTTCCGCCCCGTCCTAGACCAACATCGATGGTCATGTCCTTGCGGGATTTCCAATTGCGCGGATCGACCGTCACCCATTGGTTTCTCAGCTTAACGGTAGCGGCTTGATCTCCGTATTTCCTGATGGTGGAATGGATCAGCCAGAACATATCGCAGACGCCAGTCTCTGCGAATATTCTAGCAATGAGCTTCATTCTAGACTGAGCAGCGTTGTAGAGCTGCATCGCAGCAGTGGCGGTTTGGTTGTTCAGCGCGTCGGCATCTAGGCCTTGGCCTTGCCTACTTACGCCAGTGCGCCATTCACGCTTAGCATCAAAATACTGCAGTGCTGGGTAGACCGTTCCGCCGATATCGGTATGAACAATCTCCCTCAGCATCCCAGGCTGCCTAGTTCTGACAATGCCTCCGGGGCGGGAATTTAGAAGGTCATCAAACGTCTCAGGCGTTGCTGCCTGCTCTGGAACCTCAGTTCTTACGTTCGTTGAGAGATAGACGTTATCTAATAGCCCCCTGGTGAGCGCGGTGTTAATCCGCTGAATGTCCATCACCAAGTCAGCAACAGACCGGCCAACCCAACGATGAGTCTGAGGTACAGGCGTCATGGCAGCGAACGGCCACCAATCTATTTCCTCGATATGAGGCTTGCCATCCCGTCTCAGGACTGTAGAATCTTCCCCTCCGGTAACGACCATATAGCGTCGAGCTACACCATCGCCCTTATAGTCCATCTTGACGTAGTGTTCTGTGGTCCTGATCCGGCGCATTGCCTTATTCAGGCTTTCATCGCCTCCAGGTTCGGAGGTTTCCTGCACCGTGTCGCGAGCGTATTCTTCTTGTGAAGATTGTTCGGTGGGAGTGGCGTAAGAGCTTAGCCCTTTGATTTGCTCCGCGTCGTAGCCATCCTCGATGAGGGAAGATTGAGTGCGGTCGGTTGTCTCATGAAACATATAGTGCGCGGACTGAATGTCCATTCTCGCGCGGCGTGAGATGCCAAATTCCTCTGGGGGAACAGGCTCGACGCAACACTTGGACTCGTCCTTGGTACTCTTGATCGTAAAGTCGTGAGTCCCGTCTTCGTTGGCGGTGTGCTCGACAATTTCGACATCTGGATCTGACGCGATAAAGGCATAAACGTCTTCCGGCTGGGAGTAGTAGGTATCCCTGTCTTCAGACTCTTTCTCCTCCCACCAGACCTTGCAGATGCCAGTTTTGGATAACAGCGCGTCCTTGATCATGCTGTACAGGACCATGAAGCCCTGATTAAGCTGCATGAATACGTAATTTACGTAATCTGTCTCCTGCTGGGCTGCGTCTACGTCCTCCGGCCCTACCGGATCGAATCTAACCACGTCATCCGAGCCGGCGAAGATATCCATCAGGTTGGGCATCAGCCCTTCGATGGTGTCACTTACGTCAGTTGAAACAGCCGAGCTTCTGCCTTCAATCGAGGGCATGTCGGTTGACATATCCCCCATGTAATAGCGCATGGCGTCTTCGCGCTGCTTCGATAGTTCGGAGCTTTGCGAGGACGAAAGAGCGTCTAGCCTCTCGGCTTGTAATAGGGCCTTGAGGTCGCGCTCAGTGAGTTTTGGCATCTATTTCTTGAGCATGCTCTGGTAGGCGGTAGCCTCAAGCACTTTTGCGGGCGAGTTCACAAACGAAGCAGCCTCGTGCCTCGTCATGTATTGACCACCAGGAATGGCAAAGCCCATTTGATTGCCGATCTCCGCATCTCGCTTGCTCATCAGCGTGTCGCTCTTGGTGAGTAAGTCCGCATGAGTCTGTCCGGGCTTGCCATAGCGGATTGTCCCGTCTGCCATGCGACGAGCAACCACCAAACTGGGCATCATCGGCATTCTACCTACCGGCAATGCCATCGCTGCTAGATTGCCGTAGCCGCCCATTGCCTTAACCGGATCAATCGCGTTGTGCAGACCAAGCATCCATTTGGGGATTCCCCCCTGGGCTTGGCCTACAGCGTTAGCGTCTAGCGGCATCAGGCAATCCCAATTCGTGGATAGTTGATCTTGCGGTGGAAGGCGCTCGAGTGAGTCACACCCTGAGCCAAGCCTTCAGCCAGATACCGGAACGCATCTGCAGCGTGGCTTGTCCAATCGTGTATCGGCCTGTTCTTTAAGGTGCCTATCTTCTCGTCATACTCGTAGCGATAGAGCTTCAATGCCTCTATCCCACGTTCGCATTTCTTGCTGTCAAACCAGCACATGGGTATCAAGAGCCGAGCTGCATTGATCCCGTCTTCTATTCTATGAATCGGTAGAACCGTGAGAGGATCTAGCTCCAGGCCCCCGATTACGTCCTTGACGCTCTTGTTAGAGGTCAGCTGTTTAGGTTCTGCATCATGAGGAAGAATGTGCCCGCCGTAGTTATACGGTTTGGATTTTACGAGCGCGGCGTAGTGAGCGATGTCCACGCCTGAGGACTCGTAATAGTCGATTAGGCGGATTTCTTTCCCAACCTGCTGCGCGAACCAGATCGCGGTCGGATCGCCTATTCCAAGATCCCAGGCGGTGTAAACCAGCGTTGATGGATCATGCGGGACAGAACAGACGCGCTTGTCTGTTTCAGCTTCCGCCATGAGCTTGCCGTAGATCGCTCCAATAATAGCCGCCTCAAATGAGCACTCAGCTTCCTGCTCAAATTGCTCTGGCGTCATGGTCCGGCGCATATCCTCTACCTCACTAGAGGCGAGGATGCCCGTCTCGCTCGCCTTCAGCATGAGGCGATACCGCTCAACACCCTTCCATTGATTTGTGCCGGCCCAAATGTCGTAAAGCCCAACCCGGCCTTTAGGGGTTCCGATGAATACAGCCCAGCCCTCATGATCGGCTAATGTAGGGCGGACGATCTCTCCCCAGACTGAGGGGCGGAACTGTCCATATTCATCAAGGACAACACCATGGAGATAAATTCCACGCAGGGCCTCGGCATTATCAGCACCATACAGTCTAATTCGTGCGCCGTTTTTAAGATCGACTCGAAGCTCTGACTCATTGGGTTGTCCGGCAAGGAAGGGAGCTGCGTAGTGCTTGAGGTAGTCCCAAGCGACAGCTTTTGCTTGCGCGTAGAACGGAGCGATGTAGGCGAATCGTGCTTGCCCATTTGTCTTTAAGGCTCGTGCGATTAATTCAGCGATGCAGGCGACGGTTTTTCCGGCGCGTCGATGGCAGACAAGGACTGCCCATCTGTGCTGCCGTTCGTGGAATGGGATGAATTGAGGTCGCGGGGAATAGAGCTTAACTCGTTGATCGTCCACGGCACATCCACTGTAAGGCGACCATCAACATCCGCTTCCACTTGCTTCGGCATGAGGCTGGCCGCAACCTTCACAAACACAGCGGGATCACTAGCCAGCACCCGCATGAGGGCGTCTTTACCGTTCGTCTCCCAGACCTCGTAGAAATCCTTCCAGAAGGTTTCTTGGAGCTTATTGCGCGATCCTTTGGGGCGACCTGGCCCCCCGTTATTCCCCGGTTGAAATCGGGCCATTATGCTTATACGGCTTGAAATGGCCGTCCTTTGCGTATTCTGCAGCCGCTACAATAATTGACCTTCGGAGGTTTTCTGCCCACTCTTGGTCATTGTACCAAATCTTGCGACCCCACGGCGGGCAATAGTCTCTAAACCAATAGTAGACCGATTTAGCTGCTCTAATCACTTCGGCTTAGGCTTCCCGCCTTTGGGTTTCTTCTTGCCACCACAGGGCATGGTTAATCCTCCAGAATTAGGTTTAGCCGCTAGTTTAGCGAGGGCGGCCAGTCCTCACCGGGGGAGGGTGGGGCTGGCGCGAAGCTCCTGAGCCCCTTAGAGCCAACCCACGCCAGTAAATTATAGACAAACTCTATCCCAGGGCGATTTTCCTTTATATTTGAAACCCCCTAAATTATCGGAATGTACATTGTCCGGCAACCAATCAACCGACACCCCCATATCTCTGAAAACATTGCGAACCGCCAACGCAGCCTCGCGAGCACTTACGCCAAAGACTTCCCCATGCACCCTATAGCTCCTCAGTAACCATTTCGTGCTGGATTCGGCCGCAAGAGCAGCGCGTTTAGTCTTAACCCAAAACGTAAAGTGCATCTGTACTCGCCCCGGCCATGCGGTTTGTATTGCCAACTTTCGTCGATACGGATCTTTGCTGTGTCCAATCTTTACCGGACCTCCACCATTTTCGCCCCCACACACATAAACCGCCCACTGATGCTTAGGCCCTGGCCCCGGAAGTGCGTTCATGATCTGTTCATACCAGGATTAAAGAAAACTTCAAGTCTAGTAAGGCCATCATCCACACGCTTTAAATCAACTTCACAAATTGGAATAAGGTCAAAGAAGCACAACTCATCAATGGCTCGCCGTATCCTAATATCACCCCTTGCCAACAAGTCTTGGCACTCCGCATATCTCCGCTTGACACGCGCAACCCATTCTTCCCACTTCTTGCGGTCGTCTGGGTTAGACGGAGGTTCCTCATTTTGCATTATGTAGTTATAGTTCTCGCAAAGGTTAATGTAGGAGTCGCCAGCCATCCTCTGCTCACGAGTAATTTTCTCTTGGCGCTCCAATGACCAAAGTGCACACCCCCAAGCCTGATGTAGTATTTCTCGTTCAACAAGGTCTCTGATGCGGTTGAACTTAACCACATCTCTAATCCTAGGGTCTATCTTTGCCTCCGATGGCACCCCCCCTGAATCCTTAGCCATTGTCTTCCTTCACAGCCTCCCAGTATTCCTTGGTAAGACGCAGCGAAAATTCCTCAAGTTCTTCTAGAACTACTAACGCTTCGTCATGTTGCTTGACGAAATAAGCTTTAGACTTCTCGCTCTGTTTTTCGCTTTTCGCTAGTTCCCCGCCAGAAGCTATAACCTTTTCGACCCTTTCTCTAGCCTCAGCTAGGCAGGAAAGCAGTGTACTAAGCGTCCAAGTTTTCATTATTCTTCCTTCTTGAGTGTGAACCCGTTTCGTTCGGCGAAGTTCTCAATGTCCCATTTGCCTTCAAAGAAAAACTCGTCGTAAAGGTGTTGGAGCGTCTCGGTGATCGCGGCGCGGGCCATTTCTCTCATCTCTGATGGAGCTAAATAAGCTAGATGGGGAATCATGTTGTCTTCGGCATAACGCTCCATAGCGTCAGCAACCCTCTTTTCTAGGTCTCGTTTGTCGGTCATGGGGCGGCTCGCTCAATAACAGCCTTGAATTCTTCGCCACTATCAAACGCGAACCAAACAACCCCTTGAGACACGCCTATCGTTACGTCCTGCTCTTTGCGCCACAACCCAAAGGCGTTCAGAATCATAACCGCCACGTCATGCTCATCCAGTCGCTCGCTCATTGCTTCACCAGTCGGTAATACCGCCTGCCGTTCTTCGTGTAGTATTTCCGCTTATATGTAGTTTTTTTCTTCGCGGATTTTTCAGCAACGAAACAAATTTCTTCCCCCTCTCCCCCACAGGGAGGTTCGACTAAGACGCAGCGGCTTTCATTGGCGACTTCCAAGGCTAGGCAGTCGTGATACGGCATGGGCTGAATATTGGGAGTAGCGAGAGCTACCAAGAAGGCCATTGTTACGGGTTCCATTGAGTCAGTTCCCCTGGTTTGGTGTTGACCAAACGCGATTACTTCACTTGCTCGCCAGCAGTTTTCCATTTGGTTTCCAAGTCTGGCGTGTTCGGATCGGCAATCCACGCATCCAGCTTGGCGTTTTCTTCCGGGGTGAGGCTCTCCCCAGGCTTCCATGCCGGACGATGTTTCGGGCTCTTGGCCTTCAGGTCAGCGACGAGTTTGGCAAAGCCTTCCTCCACCCTCTCACGCTCGGCCTCTGATGGTGGAGGCGCAGACCTGCGCTCAAGCATCGCGATTTCGTCCAGGTAAAATCCGATGCGCGAACGCTTGGGATCCATCTTCCAATCGATCCACTCGGCAACCTTCGCCGGGTTTGGCAGGAAGCTCGACTCCTGCCTGAGCAAACTCGTGCTCGACTTGAGTTCGATCATGGCTTGCAGCACGTCGAGATCGACCCCGGTGCAAACATTGACCATCTGCCGCACCATTGCCTGAGCTATCCGAGGGTCCGGGTTTTGCTGGCCTGGGTAATTGGCAAGCAATAGCGTCACCGCTTTGGTCGCGGTTTCCTCGCTCGCCTTCGGACAATTGGCGATAGCGTCAATCTCTTTTCTGAGTTCGGCTATCCTGAATGAGCAGGCTGGCAGATTGTGCGACAAGTTTGGGTTCCCTGATTTCGCTTAGTCGATCTTCGCAAGCATCCATGAGCGTCGAGCCTTTGTGCTGCGGCGGTCCCGTGGCTCGGCCGTTTAGCCAAGACGGATCGAACCCGCGCCAATTCTTACGGATCATCATGTCGGCGTTTTCGTTAGGGTCGCCGACGCGGGACAAATCACGCGCTAGGAGTTTTGCGGCGTGTGGGGTGAGTGGGGCCTTCAGGGCCCTCCGGTGAGCGATAACGGCATTCGTTCGCTCATCATCCAAAACCTCGGAGAGAACACTCACCACAGTCGGCGTGCTAGCGCCGCTCTGTTTCTTCTTCTCCTTCTTATTCTCTTCTTCTTCTCTTTCTTCTTCTAGGCTAGCATCCTGATAGCCTTCTGCTAGCGTGTCGCTAGCGTCTTGTTCCACCCAATGAGAGAGCTTGGAAATTGTTGATTTTGTTTCGCTTTCTGATAGTCTGAGCCTGAAGGCAATCTTCTTGATACTCGGAAGCTCGCCGCCATTTTCCGACGCGAGCAACCACAGCATGACGAGCACCTTGCTGGCCTTCGGGTCGAGTTCGTGCCACTCGACATCATCGAGCAGCCGGCGATAGAGCTTGATCCATTCGGGCTTTCTCTTGCCGTCCTGGTAGTGCTGGAAGCTGTTCCAATCTTTGATGCGGAGTGTGCTCACCCTCTCTCCCTCCGCTGGTGTGTGGGGGTCATTTCGCTACCCAACTCTGAGAGGCAAATTCAAACAGCCCGTCGCCGCATGGCTTGATAGCGCCGAGGTCGATGAGCTGCTGAGCCTCACGCTTTGGAACGGGGACGCTGTATCGTTTGCGTTTATCGGTGAGCCAGAAGGCCTTTCCACCTTCCGCAAACTCCATGTGGAGGGCGCAGCCGGTCTGCATCTTCTTGAGAATTTCGCCCGCGTTCATTCTCTTCCCCCGATTTGCCAAGCCGCAAATGCACAAACGAGTGCTAAAGTGCAGGCAGCTATGAAGAGATACCAACCGATGACGTGGGCGATGAGAATCATGGCTCGACCTTCTCACCGAGAAATTCAGGAAGGTCGTGGAGGTAGAGAGCTATGATCGCTGGTTTTCTATCCGACCGAAAAACAATCAGGTCCGTGTCGTCTTTCTCCAGTTCGTCATAGATGGTTTTGTAACCGTCCTTTTTGATCTTGCAGGACACACCCCACTTGCGATTCTGCCACCACCATTCAAGGTCTTTAGCGCCGGTATAGGCACCGCTCATGAAAGTCCGAGTGCAATCGCCAATGAGATTTAGGACAGTCTGAACGGCTTTCTCGAAGCGATAGCCTTTGGCGTAGGATGGGTGGCTCATGCTGCCTCCTCAGGAAAATTAAGGGAGGCGAATTGACCAAAGACGGTCTCGGCCGCTTTGTCGTAGGCTAGAGCCGCTAACTCAGGAGTGGCGTAACGCCCAAGCCAGCATTGCTTCTTCTTATGAACTAGTTTCGCAATCCATTTGCCGCCTTCTCCCTCTTGAAAGACGCCTTTGTACCCGCTCGTGTTGGTTTTACCTTTGGGGACGTTGAATCGATTTTGAGATCTTGTCGCCTCGCGCAGGTTGGCAATTCTATTGTCGTGCCGAACGCCGTTGATATGATCGATTTCATGCTTCGGCCACTCGCCATAGACATAAAGCCATGCCAAACGGTGAGCTTTTCGTGCTCGCGATCGCCCATCGATAACAAAGCCAATTTTTATGTATCCCCTATCTCTAAATCCTGCGGGCTTTCCAGTCCGGCGCCATGTAAACGCACCAGACTCTGGATCATAATGTAGGCGCGAGAGCACTTCCTCCCTGGTTGGTTTGCTCATCGTGAGCTTCCCGCGGCGTTAGCGGAGACATATCCGGACCAAGAACCTCCACCAGCATCCAAGACAGCTTGGACATAACGGGCGTTGGATTCTTCGCACTCTTGGCGGAAATTGTTTTCAGTGTCGCCTGTATCTCTAAGAGTGACTTTCGAGGCTCCGACGATGCGACCACGGCGGGGAAGGTTTAGATCGGAGGCTTTAGCTTCAACAGCCTGATAGCTTCGCCCTAACCGCTTGGCGATTTCCCTCTTCGGTAATCCCTCGCGCCATAGCTTCCTTAATAGTCCTTCGCTCTCGTCGCTCCATTGGGTTCCAGGGCGAGGGCCTAAGCATGGCTTGGTGCCTTCGTTCGACAAGGGCGATATGGGCGGCGCGTATCGTGGGGTAGATTTCAGGTCCGCTTCGCTGATACCAAGCGCGCCACACAACTCCGTAATGGAGTCGTAATTCTCTAGCTGCTCTAAGGATTTGCGCTCCAATTCTTTCCCCCGGTTGGGCCGGTTCCGCAGCCCAAAAAACCATCCGTTGTGCTTCAAGCACCAGATTTGCTTGAACCTCTTGTTGCGTTGCACAATCGACAAAGTTCAAGCACTCGATTTGCTTACTCATCGCTGACTCCACTGGTTACAAATTGCGGGTCGCTACGGGATGCCCCCCGACCCGCAGCGAAACTCAGGTCTCCAGGCTGCCTTGATAGTTACCGCATCGGCGCCTGGAGACCTCCCCCACTAACTCGGAGGCGAAACTTGAATGCTGTTACCTGTGCTCAGGTGCGAACTGACTCCGGTCGAACTCAACATCGTTCTTGAATGCGCTGTGCAGCGTGAACGCGAGAACCGTTCCAACGAGCAAAGCAAGGACAACCAGGAGATTGCCGAAGGCGTGGTGTGTCACTTGGGCGGCTCCGGGAGATGCATCCAGTGAGTGGGCTTGCACGAGCCATCAGAACCAATCCAGAAAGGATTCCCCCTCTTGGGGACGAACCACCTAACAATCGTGTGTCGGAGCTCTCCGGTGTGTTGCATTCTCCTCGGCCAAACCAAAATGCGCGTCCCATCTTTCGGCGCCGTCTCAATCGGTTGCCATTCGCTCATGACCCAACCTCTGTTAAGCTGTACGAATGAGCGGGATACAACCGCATGAATACGAGACGTTCTGGCTGCTCATTCAGTCCGGGCAAATCCCGGATGAAGAGGTTCCCAGGCTGTTGGCCGACAACCCTGATTTCGCCAGGTGGTATTTGGCGCGGCAGGGGCTTCAGCATGTTGAAGCCCAAATGTTGGCTGCGGCTTGAGAGTTAATCCGATGGCTGAGCATGTTGCGCTGCAGCAACAGTCTGCCCACGGATTGTGCGGTTGCGTACGATTTGAGTTGCCCGCGCCGATTTATGGCAGTTTTATGGCAGTGCGATTGGGGGCAATCGCCAATACCAACGATGCGGGGGCAGCAATGCAACAGGCCAAGCTTGTGGAGCTTTTGCCGATTGAAGACACATTCGTTACCAAGCTTGGGAAGCTCGAATTTCCTGAGCCTGGATGGATGAGAAGCTACCTCTACGCCAAAGAGGGTGGCGTGCTCGTGCTGAAGGCTAGGCTTGTCATACCGCTTGCCAGAGCGGTTGAGATGAACGGAGAAGAAGCCGCCGCGCTCGCGGTGGAGTTTAAGAAGCTCAATCCGTTGCGTCTCGTGACTTAGCATCTAGCCGTTTCCCGAAAGTAATTGACAAGTACCGTACTTTCGGGGTACGGTCAAGCATGAATTTCACGGACTTAGGTCTTACTAACGAAATCATGCTGACCGGCCCTATCCTAGGGCCATGGCGTACACGCGGCATCAACAGATAATGAGTAAGTTCGCCAAGCAGCTCCGGGCCGCTCGGGCACGGAAATATAAATCGGCGCAGGCCTTCGCTAATAAGATGGGCCTCGATCCCCACGCCTACAGGAAATATGAGCGGGGCGAGACAGAACCCAATTTTGAGACGCTCGTGAGGCTGTGTGAGGACTTGAGCATTACGCCGAACGATCTACTGCCCGACGCGGCTAATGCCCCTCAGCGGGCTTCCTAGGCCCTCCTAGCACCTATCCCCCTGTTAACAAAAATCGTACCTCGTAATTACGATTTCTATTGACGTGCCCCCATCCGTACCTTATAAGTACGGTCACGCTCAGTTTTCGGATGGGCGGTGTCTGAGGAATATGCCACCAGCCAATGACTTTCCGCCCGTTCGGGCAGCGGGAAGCAGCGTCCCCGCACTTGACTAAGATGCTGTCCCTTTGGGGCAAGTGCCAACTGAACCCATAGGGCGTCCCTCCCTAGACTAAGGCCGGGAGAACACGAAGAAGCGAAAGCCGATCTGAGCTTCCGGCCTGCTTTTTACCCCCTCTGGGGGAGCGAGATTGGAGATAGAACGATGGCACACACACCTGGGCCTTGGATCACGCAGCGATCGATCGCGGGCGTGAACGGTATGCGAATTGTTTCGGAGCCGTCAGGCCTTGTCGTCGCCAGAGTGACTCAAAAAGCGGACAAGCCTCTGGGTCAGAAAGAGGCCGATGCAACTCTGATCGCCGCCGCCCCCAATCTTCTGGAAGCGCTGAAAGATGCGCAATCGTGGTTGGACTACAAAGCTCCAAGCGTAATTGCAAACAAGATCGCGAACGCAATCGCGAAAGCTGAATCCACCTAACCCCCGTTCTCACATACCGGGGCAAACAAGTTTGATGGAGAAGGAAGATGGAGAAACTGATCGAGACTTTCGCCCGCATGTGGATCGAGTGTGATCCTAACCGAGACAAGTCTTCCGCAGATGAGCCGCACGAATTTGCGGACGGCGTAACGCGGCCCCACTGGCATTGGTTCATCCCTCGCGCCAAAGCGAGCATCAAGTATCTCCAAGAGCGTGGCGTTGTTTTGACGGACGAGCAGTGATGGTTTTCATGGGGAGTCGCGCATGTGGAACCGAGATCAGCGGTCTGACGCCCTGCCGGGACTGGGCACTGCATGCATACGCGCCCGGCCTCCCCTTGAAAGCCATTTCTGACTTTTGCCTAGCCTAGTACGCAGTGCGTATCACCGAAAGAATCTCCCTCCAAAGTCCCGGCAGTCCTCTCGTGGCTGTCGGGATGGGGGGAAACGAGGAAAGAGAAGATGACCAAGCACTACCCGACAATCCTCACCGGAGAGAATTGCACCAAGCTCGAAGAAGATTGGCTTGGACCGGATCCTTATGGGCCGGCGACATACGAGTGCGATTTCTGCGGCCACGACCGCGCGTCGGATGACATCCGAGAATACGTCAAGGACGTGGATGGCTCACAAGGTCTCATCTGTCAGCGTTGCGTGAAATTGGGCGTGTTGGACGACTACACGAAACGGGGAAGCTGACGTGACCAAACTCTCCGACGCCATTGCCGCACTGGAAACCGAAAGAGATTCGCTCCTCGTTCAATGCGAGAAGCAAGAGGAACGCATAGCAAAACAAGCCGGCGCAATTATGGAAAACAGAGCCAGAATTGGACAGCAGGACAAGATCATCCAGCGACAAGCAACTCTAATAGCCAACTATCAATGCTTCTTCCGTGCGCTCGGACATGGATCGGAGGATTTAAAGAAGCAGGAAGGGAATACCACAGAGCTTATGGGGAGCGGCCCGGAAGGACGGGCACGGTCAGAAGGTAATGGGAAATCCCAGCCGTTCGGAACGCGCGGGACGGCAACGCGAACCTCGCAAGAGATTAGCGATGCGCCCGAGCACGCGGAACCCCGAGCTAGCAAAATGCCTAGCCTCCCCAACCCCTCTCTCCTGAAACGTCTTCAACAAGCCAATGGGAGCGGAGTGCATTGAGATGAAATTCTTTCTCGCTCTTATTGTGTCAGCTTGGATGACTGGGGCAGTTCACTCGGAGGAAGGCATGGATTGGGAAAAAGGAAATTTTGCCATTGCCACGATCAGCGATGATTGGACCTTTGTCATCTACGACAAAAACGGAGAAATGCTGATCGAAATCAACCCGGAAAAGAACACAGCAACCTATGGCAAGAACTACACTCCAGATTTAGCTGCGCGCAGATTTTGGGAGGCTCTCGCTCTGATGCGACCTTGCGATAAGAGTGAAACGCCATGACCGAACCCGGATCAAGAGCCCAACTCATTGAAGAGAGACTCTATCGCTGGGTAGAGGAGTTCAAAGACCTCTGCCAACTCGCTCCGTATCACGCGAAGTATGAGGCTCTAGAGGAATGCAAGGCTTATGCAGCTGGGCATTCTCAAATGCAGGTGAGCGATGCAGCCGAATGACGATCCCGCAGTTCTAGAGCAGTCGATCAAGGACAGCTTCATCCAGCTTAACGAGACTGGCTATCGGGATCGAGCCATTGCACTTCTTGATGAGTGCGCGATTGCCTTGAAGCTTTCAGGAATCCTTCAAGGTCGAAAGTCTGCTTACCGGGCTCGGCAGGATGGTGACTGGGAGAGACTCATTGCCGAGATCAAAGCGTGTGAGTCTGTTGATGATCTTCGTCGCTGGCAGATCGAGAGTTCAAATCGAATTGCCGTTCTTCCGCCGACGTGGATCGAACCTTTGAACGAAACCTTCCAAACCCGAATGACCGAACTGAGAGGAGATTAGCACAATGGCAAACGTAGATGAAGTGTACCAGTCAGATTCCAAGTGGCTTTCCGCACCAGACCTCAAGGGAAGAGAAATCAAACTCGCCATTGACGAGAGCAAGGTCGAGGAAGTCGGCGAAAATCACAAGCTCGTCGTCTACTTCAAAGGCAAGGACAAGGGCCTGGCTTTAAACAAGACCAACGCCCGCATGATCGCGGAGAGCTACGGGAAGGACTCGGACGATTGGTCAGGAAAGGAAATCATCCTCTACCCGACTAAAACCGAGTTCCAGGGCAAGCTAGTGGACTGCATCCGTGTCCGCATTCCGATGGCAGCAGCGTTGGATGACGAGATCCCATTCGAGATGAGCTGGCAGTGATCTCTGACGAAGAAATAGACAAGGCGCTCGACTACCTGCGCGACAACGCCACGCCGGCAGCGCAAGCGCGGGCCAATCGAATCTACATGGAAGAATACCGCAAGGTGGTGAAGGCATCTCTCATGGGAATTAGCAACGAAGGCGCAGTCGGCGCTCAAGAGAGGTTCGCCTACGCTCACCCCGACTACACCAAGCACCTTGATGCTATGCGGACGGCAATCGAGATGGACGAGCGCCATAGGTTTCTGCTGGCGGCAGCGCAGGCGAAGATCGAGGCGTGGAGAAGCGAGCAGGCAAACCAGCGGGTAATGGGAAAGATTGTATGACTGAGGTCCGCACATTCTTCAAACCTCCCAAGGCTCCCAAACGCAAAGAGCCCAACGCAGCCTCTAAGCGTCCGGGGATGAGTCCTGAATATCTAGCTGCGATTAGGCGGATGCCATCCTGCATCAGCGGGTTGCGCCCTTGCGATCCACATCACTTAAAATGTGGAGCGGCCGGAAGAGAGCGCGGCATCGGACTTAAAGCTACCGATCGCTATGCCATCCCGATCACGCGAGACGAGCACAATCAGATCGAACGCCTTGGATCGAGACAAGAGTTCGCACACTTCATGAAACACGGCATCAACTGTCTAGAGCTTGCAACAGCATTGTGGAACGCGCGTGGCGATGACGAAGCAATGTTGAGGGTGATCGAGGCACATAGGGGTAGGTCATGAACGAGAAGGAAAAGCTTACGCTGAAGTGGGGAACGGTCAAGGGCTGGGACAACCTGAGCGAAAAATCTCAGGCGATAATGGCCCGCTATTTTGAAGACGGTGTGCCGTCGTCATGCGCCACTGACCGTCCTGACGCCGACCGCAAGCAAATCCTCTGCGAACTAATCAACCAACTGGAGGGAACAATCTTCCTCGATTGGGACGGCAAATTTGTGACCAAGGATGAGGCCAAGGAGTACATCACTACCTACGGTGCAAAGTCATGACCGACCACGACGAAACGCTTGCTCGTATTGAAGCAAGGCTCAATCCAGAGCTGCCACCCTGGCCAGATCAGCGCGAGGAAAACACAAGACTACAGTCAGCGAATGAATCTCTGCATCACAGACTTAAAGCGCGGGAATTTGAGAACTCCAGTTTGTACCGCCGCATTGGAGAACTGGAGGAAGAGCTTCGCGATGCCAAGTCGGAAGTGGGCCGGGACAAACCCGGAGAGTTCGCGTCACTTGAGCAATCCGCCGACGCGATAAAATAGAGGAACGCGAGTAACTCACTGAGAATTGGAATCGACCCACAAGCCCCGGTCTGTCGGTACTGCGGCGGATCGGGGCTACTAACTAAAGGCAAGTCTGCAAAGGACTAGGTGATGAGCGAGAAGTTCACTAACGGCACGATGCTTCATCGCATCTGGCGAGACGCTGGAACCGAATTGCTGGCCCGTTTCCAATACCGCAAGACAGCAGAAGATTATGCCGCGAGCATCGCTGCCAAGTGCGAGCTTGACTGCGAATATGCTGTCCC